GTGATTTTAGAGGTTTGCGCCGTCGTTCCAATTGATGCAGACACACCCGTCTGAACGCTGGTGATTTTAGAGGTTTGCGCCGTCGTTCCAATTGATGCAGACACACCCGTCTGAACGCTGGTGATTTTAGAGGTTTGCGGTGTAGCAAATCCGCTATAAAATGTGCTTGGCGATGATTCGTTGTTGTATTCAGCCAATATCCAATCTGCCGAACGCCCAATGTTAGAAATAGAAACTTCGCCAACACTATAAGTAATCGCTCCGTCTTGGTACGTATCTCCGCCGACAAGAATATTCGGCCCGCCATATCCTGTGAAAGAATTCCCCGCAGCAGTCGTTGCGACAAGTGCACCATTCACATAAAGATTGCTGTTTGTGCCATCGCACGTTCCTACGACCTGCAACCAAGTATTTGTGGGGATAGAAGAGGCCCAATGAACAAATTTCTGGCTTCCATCATAGATATACCATTGAAGCTGATTGGATGCGTTAATTTTAAAATTCTTTTCATTATTCGAGCCTCCTTCGCCTTGGCAAAAACCAAAAAGATATGAAGACGCCGTGATGCTGGGGAGATTTATCCAACCCTTTACGGTAGCATGCGGAATGTTTATTGTAGGAGCGCATAAACCATACTGGCTAGATGAGGAAGAAAAATTCGCAGCCCCGTCTATTTGCCCACTGACAGCAGTAGGAGTATTAGTCAGAGTCAGATTATATCCATTTGCAGAAGCGTCATTTCCGCTGAGCGTTGTTCCGTTTGCAAAATGATATATACTTACATAATTACTATCATATGCCGCGCCAACCGAACCGCCTTGATAAGTTGTAACTGAGGCATTGCCCCATAAAAGGCCAAATGTAGTATTTGTAGAGTGTGAAAGAGTTGGCACCTGCACACGCATCGCAATGAAGCCAGTGGCAGGATTGTAGGAAAAAATATCAAAAGGATATGGCGTTGTTCCTGTGGTGTCCGATGCTCCTAAAATATCTGCCGGGACAGTCTGTCCGTTAAACGTGGTAGTGTGTTGAATCTGACCGCCATTAGCCACCGTAGCCAAAAAAGAATATGTCCCGCATATCAGAACAGGAAAATTTGTCGAATCAGAGGATCCGCACTTCGTATGATCAATGGTGATTGTCTGTGAATAAGAATAGGTCATCAGTCACCCTGCCCGTACTGGCTGCCATTGACTGTAGAATATGTCCATGCCGTGCCCGTGGCATCCGCATTCCAAATCTGTTGTAATATGCTGTTGCTTGACACCGTGAGTGTCTGCGTGCTGCCCGTAGTAAGTGTGCTACCCGTTTTCAACTGGGCAATCAAATTCGCGGTTCCTGTTCCTGAATTCTGCCCGAAATACACAGCGGACACTCCATTAACCTTACTCGGCGTATAAGACAACGATGCGAAATTGTACAAATCCACATGCCCAGTTGTCGCGTCAGACACATAAGTACTTGCCGCCAACCCTCCGTTGATGCACGAATAGTTGGAACCCGTGGAAGGAGTGTATTGGTTTGTTGATCCATTAGAGGTGGCTTGCAACGCGGTCACATATGAAGGGCCAATGGGAAAAGTATTGAATGTAGAACCGGAGCCGTCCCAAAAATGAAAATCAGAAAAATATGAAGTAATAGTGCCGCTATTGGCACCAGGGCCGTTAAGATTATAATAGTAAAGTGTTGTTGCAAGAGTGTCGGTGGTGGTGGCACCGCTATAGTTTACATCCAAAACCCCATCTACATACAATTTTATATACCCGCTTCCCGTGGTACTCAAAAGAATAGATATTTCAATCCAATGATAATTTCCATCAATAAGTGTGTGTGTTCCTTGGATCTTAGGAGTAGAAGACCCACCTAATTGCGTAAGTATTTGCAAATTATAACCATTACTTCCCGACTGCAATACGTAAAAAGTCCCTTGATCAGTGTTCAAACTTAGAATTGCCTCTGACGGTGCGAGCGATGTAACATTAGCAGCTTTGTAATTAAAACCAAAATTCATCGGCACGGTGTTGCTGATACTATAGTTTATGGTTTTGCTTTGAGCAGCAGAATTACCATTTACGGAAACAAGTGCCGCGCCACCATTACGACCCACAGAAGATAAATAAGTCATACTTCCAGCAGAAGCCCAAAAATCGACTATCTGCCCCGTCGTCGTGATCCAATCTGGCGTAAATAAAATTTGTCCTGCCATCTTTAGCTCTCCGTTCCTGTAATTGATATACTAATATTAGCAATAGTGGCATCTGCAATAGCCTGATTGTCTATAGAAAGAACATCGCCAGCCACAAAATTAATAACTCCAGATGAGGCAAAAGTACCAGTCGTGCCACTTATGGCAAAAGTGATTGTTCCTACACTCGTTCCATTTTTCTTTATAGTGAACACAGTAGAAGCAGTGGCGGCTGTGCTAGAACTTGCGTAACTCCCAGGGAAGTTTGTCTGAAATTCTACCGAGCGCACCATAATAAGGTTAGAAAGAATTGCATTATTAGTGGGTGACCCTGGATAATAAGAAATAAGGTCATACACGGGAGAATTAGAACCGGAGGCATTACCTGTGTAGATGATATAGTTCAACAATAGAGTAGGTTGTACGTTGAGGTGAGAATTTCCTCCACCTGTACTATCTGTTTCTGCGTTTGTGTTATTTTGAATATTTGGGCCACCGCCCTCACCAAGTGCTAGTTGGTTGTTGTTTAAAATCTGCATCGCAGCAAATTGGTGCTGGTGGGCCGGTATTTGACTTATGTTAAGTGTTATAGTTTCTGCACCACCTGTTGCTCCTAAGGCAAACGCATTGGGAGTCATGCTCGCAGTTGTCAACCTACCTGCGGAAGTACCGCCCATATTATCTAGGCCAGCAGGTACATTTCCGCGTAGATCAGGAATATTAAAAATTGAACCTGATCCACCGAAAGAATAGCCAATTACATTAAATAACTTGGCAAAAGTTGAAGTACTGACTCCTTGTCCAAAGCAGAGTACCCAGCCCGTTGGGGCGGTTGAGCCTGCATATGCTGCGACAGTTCCAACGGGGATTTGGACGGTAACATTTGCAATTGCATTTTGAACAAATTGATCGGTGGCAATAAGCGTCGAATCATCTCCGGTAGCTTGTGTTACTGCAGTGGTTGCTCCAGTAAAATTTGTGGTGCCTGTAAAGCTGTTAGTGCCAGAAAATGTATTGTTTCCGGCAAAAGTGTTGTTTCCGGAAATGATGAGACCATAACTGTCTTGGACCAACCCTGTCCAAATTAAATTGCCAAGTGAATCTGTAACTGTTTGTGTGTATTGCCCAGAACCATAGATAGCCGCCGAGCCAAGGTCATCCAGGACAATAGGGTTAGAATTAGGTGTAGTCTCCCCCGCATCTGCCCAAGTCGTCTTAAGTGTTGTCGTATTGGGCACGTACATATAAACGAATCCGCCCACTAAGGGGCTGCCATTTGCGTTTATAAACTGCTGTCTTGCGTTAGGTAATAGGGTTGCGATTGCCATTATAGTTCAATTACAAAGGGTTATAATTTTGCTTGTCTTTTGTTGAAAGGAGGAGTAGAGTGGAAGGATGAATATAATAGTTGTCCTTCTTATTCTTTGTCTTTACATATTATTCACCAGTGGTCTTTATGCATTGGCGATCCTAGTATTTCAACTAGCTTGTTGTTTGGTTTTTGAGCAGCTAGTGATCGAGAAGATTTGGCCCTCCAAAAAATAAGTTTTATTTTTGAAGTTGGTTCACTAAATATTGTTTATATTCTGCTGGGTTTAATAAATAGTTTTGCAAATTGTTATTTGCTGCGGCTGCTCTTTTAGGAGCAGCACTGGCCACTTTTTCTCCCATCATTTCTCCAAAATATGCACCTACTGGGCCACCTACCATGGAACCAAGACCTGCTCCTAAGCCTGGTGCTCTTTTTCCAATTAAACTACTTAGTTTTCCAGAAATCCCAGAATTAAGAGCATTAGTTGCTATAGTGTTCTGAACAGTTGTGGAATTTCTAGGCATACTTGCTCCGGCAACCTTTTCGCGACGAAGAAGATCATCGCGAATGTTCTGTAATGTCTGGAGTTGCTCATCGGATAAATTCTTAGCAGCGTTTTGTCCAGGAGACTTACGGAGCGTTTGTGCATTTTGTAAAGCATTATTTACTTTTGCTAATGTGTACTGACCTGTTGCGTTTGTCAGCTTAAGATTCTGCAACCATTGCATTGCATTAATTTTTGGGCTTATATCGCGATAAGCTTGCTGGGCTTTAGCAAATTCTGGACTTTGTGATTCAATGGCATCACCAAGTTCACCAACAATTGGTTGGATCACTGACTTTACTGTGGCCGCGTATGCTCCCTGAGCGGTAGAAGGCTTTTGAAGATTATCTCTTTCTTCACGATAGATCTGAATCAAAGGAGATTGTGTGCTATTTTTTGTTCCAGAAGCAACAATCGGATTACCTTGAGCGTCCAACACGCCAGTGTTTTTGCTTTCTGCTGCAGGCATGGCACTTTGAATTTTCTTTTGTAGAGAAATCAAAGTTTTGCCGGCATCGCTCCCCGCCCCAACTTCATTAATTGCTGTTCCTATCTTTGCAATAACAGGTGCAATAGCTGTAGTGTTTAAGGGTTGAACACGAGCAGTTTCATACAAAGGTTCAGTGGTGGTTTCTCGCTGAGTTTTGAGTGCTTCAATGTCTTCAGGTGTACCGGAAGCCTTTTCGAAATGCTGCTTACGAGCATTTTCTCTCACAGCTTCATTAGCTGCAAAAGCTGCAGGATCTTGCATTTGTTTTTGACGTTCTATTAATGCAATATTAGGATCACCAGTTGCTTCAGCCAACGTGGGCTTAGAACCTGGAACAATTTCACGAAGATCAATGTCAGCAGGCTTGATCCCTGGGCTTGATCCTCCGGGAGGAGGGCCACCACCTCCACCACCTTTAGAAGTCTGCTGAAGAATATTATCAGCAATGGCTTCTGAGGATGGGCCACCTGTGAGAAGATTTTTAGCTTTAGGGATACCAGCCCCCAGCATCCCACCCAAGACTTGCGCGGTAGGGTTATCAGGGCTTATTGTATTGGCAGCCATCATACCACCTGCACCCAGAACTGCACTAGGTGCCCCAACTCCCATGGCTGCGCCTTGAGGGATAGCGGCTCCAAGACCTTGACCAACTTGGCCAGCGGGAGTAGTGGGTTGGTGCAAAGCGTTTTCAGCTTGTGTCGGGGAATAATTTACAGCGGTTTCACCGAGATCATTTTCCGTTAATTGGTTGCTTCCCACGCCTAATTTATGTAGTGCATTACCAAAGGCAAAAGCTGCACCTGTTGTAAAGCTAGGGCCAGCAAGTTCACTTAAAGAAGGAGCCTGGTAAGTAGTGCCCGCGCTACGAATATTGGCAGCTTGTTGCTCAGGAGACCATTGTTTATTATCCGGGGCAACTAAGTTATGAAGTTTATTCTCTTCTTGTGAGAATAACTGATTGCCAAAATTATATGTGCTGATAGGCAATTGGGTGATGTGGTTCACGCCTTGAACAATGCCTGTAGGAACGGACTTAGCCATGTCAACGGCGGATTCTCCAACCCCTGCATCTTTATTGAAGGTGGGTGTGGGAACACCGCTGGCGTCTGGAGTAGCTGGTTCCTTACCAAAATTAGGATCATTGAGATCTTTCTCAAGTTGATCAAGAGGAGAAAGTTTTGCGCTCGGAGTAGTGTTCGTTGTTGGAGTACTGGGCTGAGCTGCCGCAGACTTGCCAAAATTAGGATCGTTGAGATCTTTCTCAAGTTGATCTAAAGGACTCAACTGCTTTGTTTCATTTTCAGCAGCAAGATCCTGAGGCCCAGCAACGGTTGTGGTTGTTGGTTGTGCAGACTTCAGCTGGCTGTAGTAGTGATGAATATTTTTAACATAGTCTTTCGTTTCATCAGGAACTTCCTTGGGATCACCTCCATTGGCGATCCAATCGTCAACATTTTTTGGCCCCCAATTATAAGCCATTAAGCCCAGGGTGGGATCGTTGTACTTATTGAACATCGCCTTGCGATAATCCTGCCCAACACGCTTCATCTCACCTGGGCTTTTGTCTTTCGCCGGAGCTACTCCGTAGCCAGGATCTGTAAGTGTGGAAGGTAGTGTCTGCATGGAGCCTTGCGCCTGACCATACTTCGTAGGAGGCCCAACAGCAGTCGGATTTCCGCGACTCTCCTGCCATTCAGTTGCCTGATTCCAGAGAGCATCATCGTCAAGAGAGTTACTGTCCGCCATTGAAGCCATCTAATAAATGATTTTCTTTTGTTCCTCTTAATTTTTGTGCGAGGTTGGATTTTTCCAATGTATTCATGTTAGCAACACGTGCTTGGTATGCATCAGGATTGAGCTTCTGTAGATTTTGGAGCTCAAGAACTGAAGGATCAAAATGCTGATTCCAAGTATCGCGAGCTTGCTGAACCTGATCAGGATTTGTGCCATTTCCCGCCTGTTTACTATAGTAACTTGCTTTTGCAAGCTTACCCTGCTGTTGGGCAAGAAGAGAAGGAATTAGATTTTGTATTGCACCAGGAAGTTGTTCTGGGTGAACACTTGATGCCTGAACTGCTGCAAGTTTATCATTTGTGTTCGGTAAACCTGCTTGCGTGTTTAGTTGGGCCATCCCTTTTTCTATTTCCTGTAATTGTTCAGCAGACTTTTCTACTCCAGGTGTGGCAAGACCTCTTTCAGCCAAATACTGATAAACTTTACCAGAAAGTTGTCCAGTGGGGGTTGTCTTAGTAAGATCGTATATTTTATTCAATGTGGCAATTTGCTGTCCTGCACCACTGGCATCGTTCTGGACATCATTAAAATGTCCATACATTGCGTGTTGGTTTTCCGCTTGTGCGGGGGACATTCCTGTCTGATACCCACCAAGATCATCCGTGTTGGCTGGTTGTTGCTGTTGTTGTTTCATGCTGCTAGGGATAAGTCCCCTTTGTAAAAGCTGTTGGCGAGTGGCTCGGACTTTCTGTATCTGTTGCTGCGCATGTTGTTGGATTTGCTGAGAAGTTGGATCTTGCCCATTTGGGCCAGAAGGAAGATCCATAAATGCTTTGACACCATCTTGAGGTGTAAAGTTCACTTTATCATTTGTTATAAGATCGGTGACCCCACTAATTGCATCTTTCTGTGTAGCATTTGGGTTACTTGCAATAGGTGTGAGTGTGCTTTCTATTTCATTTAAATGGTCATGAAGATCATCAATCTTGTCTTGCGAAGGAACTTGCCCTGCATTTGGGTTTTGTCCAGGGAACTTGGCATTTAATGATAATGAACCAGTGGTTCCAGTACTGCCGTCCGGTTTAAGATATGTTGCAGGAGAATTGGTATCCTGCATTTGCTGCTGCTGCTGTAATAAGGCCAAGCGTCCGCCACGACTTTGTGTAAGTCGATTAGAAATTAAAGGAATATTGGGGACACCTGTTCTTGGATCGATCGCACCAGGTTGCGAAAAAGCATCTTGTACAGCTTGTTGTTTTTCTAATTCTAGTTGCTGTAACTGATTTGCACCCTGAGAATGTTGAACACTTTGCTGTAACAATTGATTCTGTTGCTGCGCGTTTTGGATCCCAACAACTTCGCCGTAGGTTTGGAGCGGATTTTGTGGCGCACTTTGTTGTGTTGGATAAAAACTTGTATCTACTTGAGACATTTTCTAATACCCCACTGGTGCAAAGCTGTCGGAATAATTTCCTGTGAGCGCACCGCCACCGCCAGGACTATTTAATAAATTGCTATTATTGTACAAACCACCATTTTGTAAAATAGCAGCTGTTCCTAAGCTATTTCCAACATTGCCAACAGCATTACCTGCAGAAATATTTGCTGCAGCAGCCGCATTACCTGCACCCACAATGTTGCTACCCACATTTGATCCGGTTTGGATTGCGCCGCTACCCACACCAGCGGCAGCATTCTGGCCGGTATTGACAATATTCTGCAATGATCCAGTGTACCCACTGGCCGCATTGATTCCCTGGCCAGCAGTATTCTGCAGGCCAGTGAGAAGATTATTATAATAAGAATTTGCAAGCCCAGTGGAATAGTTTGCAGCGCCCATCTGCGCCGCGCCGGAGTTGCCCAGCCCGCGTGCCGCTGCACTATTCTGGGTAGACTGCAACCCCTGATTCAAGGCGAATTGATAGCCTGGCAATCCTTGTAGTGTATTCTGGATTGTAGAAGCACTTGGGCCTCCTGGGGCATTTCCACCTTCTAGCCCAGTAATCGTGTTTGCTGCCGAAGTGCCAGAATTTATGTAGGGCTGATAGTTTGCTGTTGAATTTGTTAGATTCGTAAACTGACCTTGACCCAGAGTATTGTATGGCTCAAGGTTCTGTTGGGCAACGTTGAACTCTTGTAACTGAAGATTATTTGCACTATTGGCAGCAGATTCTTGCGCGTTGGCAGCCTGACCGGAACTATAGACTTGTGCACCCGCACCTACGACAGCTCCTCCGACAACTGCAGCTGCAACCATTATTTTATTCTCCTATCCACTTAGAATAATATGTTTCTACTGGCTTATACCCAAAAGCCTCAAATAACCTACCAGAAGGTTTATGAAGCTTTTCCCCAATAAAGGAAAGATTCACGCCTCTGCGTTTATACTCTCGTTCGACTGCGCGCATTAAGATTAACGCAGCGCGACCGTTTTCATATCCAGGCAAAAGATTCCAGATATCCATCATGGCTGTTAAACATGTGCTGTAGTGAAGACCTGGATTAATAAACGCAATCCAATACCCAATTAGTTTTCCTTGATCACGAAGCGCAATATACATCACCGCACCCGAAGCATCTCTTTGACGATAAACTTCGTATTGTGGGGACAAAGGAAACTTTTCTTTATGAAGGGAAAGTTTGTCATAATGTACATCAAGTAAAGGAATTATTTCACCGCTATCTATTGCTCGAGTGACACTTTCTACTTGAGCAGTGATCATTTTATGCACCGTATGTCTATGATTAAAGCAAGCTTATCATCAGCGGAATTATTAACCACTTCATGTTCTTTTTTATTATCAAACCACCAAACTTCGCCTGCTTGAGCAGTGATACTTTCATCACCAGCACGGAACACAGAGCCAGGTAGATTTTGTAGTATGAAGTGATACCGCTCATAATAGTCTGCATGACTGCCACCATCTACGTGCGGAGCAATTCTTTTTCCAGGTGCTAGACGTGTGATCAAAACTCTTCCAAGCCTGACACCTTGCACCATTCTCATCAAGTCAAAGATTATGATCTGGGCTTCTGGTAGCTTAAACCATCCAGGATAGCAGATGCTTTCATGTTCATCTAAAACACTTGCATATTCGCTGGTGGTGGTTGCATCTTTGTAAGGCGTGAGGTCATTAAACCTTAACCAAATATCATCAACCTCTGTATGAGGACTTGCTGCGTGAGTAGTGCGCAATTTGTTTTCGTTCCACAATTCCGGTTGTCGTTGAACAGCATGAAGCAACGGCATATAATTTACGCCAAAAGCCAACCGAAGAAAATTTCGCATGTACTCAATACCCTGACAGTTCAATGAATCCAGTATCAGCGCTGGTGCCTGTTACGGTCACAGCACTGGTGGACAAGCTTGTTACATCCGCGCTTAAAGCAGCAGAAGTTATTTGTGGTGTGTTTACGAAAGCAGTGGGGAATGTGTAGTGCGCTGTGCCCGTAAGTCCATTGCAATAGATGACCACTTTCTTATAGCTCGCTCCCGCGAAGGGTTGGCTAAATATTGCATGGCCTGCACTGCTACCAGTAACACTCGTTTGTGTCGAAGCAGGATCTATGGGAGCATCAACGATTAATGCTCCTGTTAAAGTACCACCGCCCAAAGGTAGAAATGGCCCACCACTTACTTCAAGATCAATGTTACTGCCACTCGGGTTAATAGAAACAGTGCCACTTGTCGAGATTAAATTCAAATGCCCAGCAAGAGCATTTAAACTTTGAACGCCAGAGGCAACCGACTCTATGTTTATTTGGTCTCCAGAAGGAGCAATAGAAATACTCCCATTTTCGGAGATAAGGCTAAGATTCCCAATTAAGGTATTCAGTGAAGACACGCCTGAGCCTGTCGCCCCACCTGTGCGTTGGTACAGAGTGAGCAAGAACTGCTGCCAGGGTTGCCGCACTAGACCAGTAGCCGTAGCAACAAATGGCGCACTTAAATTAGGAAAGCCTTGTTGGGTTGCCATTTATGTTTCTGCCTGTTCAATTTCTATCCATGCACCATTGAGCGCAGTGGGTGAGGGTATAGACCACGAAAGCTCAAACACCCTATCACGTGCCATGCCTAAGCGCCAATATTTTATATTGGTGAGGTAGTTTCCTTCGGCACCCATCGTCTGCTGCACGTAGTTACCGTATGTCTTGCCGCGATCATCACTGTACCGCATGTTTAATACGGGTGGGTATACATCCGTTGTCCCAGGATAACTTGCGTCTGAATTTTCTCTGGCGACAGCCATATCCGCAATGAAAGAAACATACGTCACACGATTCGAATTTTCCATCATGTGTGGAAAGCTACGGATCCGAGGCACTGTGATAACTGTTTGGAAGGTAGTTTCGTCGTATGAACTATCTAAAGATAGTTCATACAACGAACCATCTTGCCAATCCCCCACCAACGAAATTCCATTGGCATACACATGGTCATTTGCGCGAATGCGATGTAGATTACCTTGGGCATCCATCCAGGCACGTTGGTGCCAAAGCCCAGTGGCTTCGTCGTATACCCAGGTCGCGTCTGCTGTGGGGAACGTTAACACTATAAAAGTGTGGCCTTCCTGTTGATAGGTAAACCCAATGGCATCAGAAACGGTGCTGTAGCTAGACCAAATTGACTCAATGGCATGGGTAGAAATTCGGTGCACATTATATTCTGCACCCTTTAAGAAAATAATCTGTCCCTGGCGATCTTGGCTTAAGAAATACACACAAAGATCTTGGGCGCATAGACTATACTTCGCGATACAGCCCTGTTCCATGAACGCACCAGGCAATGCCTGAAAGGGAAAGTCCGCAGCACCAGCATCATACCAAACTTCGGTTGTGCGTTGACCCACCAGCCAAATCTCACGGTGCATAACTATAAGGCTCTCTATCCAATCCGGAGAACCATCTTTGGCAGCGATGTACAACGGGTTAAACCCACCGCCAACACCTGTGATTTCGTACACAAAGCCTGAACCAGAAGCTCCAATAATTGAGGAAGGAGCAGAAAGTAGATCCCCAACTACATAATTCTGACCAGCATCTGCATTGGTAGGGAACACAATTCCAGTAACTGCACCACCGGAAACGGTCACCGTTGCAACTGCGCCTGCTCCAGTTCCACCTGTCAAATAGACGCCTGTGTACGTTCCGTCTGTGTACATTGTACCTGGGGTAGAAATAATCCCATTTAAAACAGAACCAAAAACGCTGGACATCAATGCAAAGTTGACATTTGAGAGAGTAGCATAGAAAAAGAACGTTCCTGGTCGATTGAAAATAAAGAACGTATCAATGTAGTCTACTTTATCCGCCCCAAAAAATGGGCCTTGTGCGCTGCCAGGGATAGTGGCAAATTGCAATGTGGTGAGATCTAGAACATAGCCGTTTGTTGAACCATCCACAATGACAAGAACAATACCATTGTCCGACATGCTGACGAGGTTAGTGCGTGAACCAACAAGGGTGCCTAGTTCAGCTCCAAAAGTTGCTCCGGAGGAATCTGCATTCAACAGGAATAGTTTTTGCCCATAAACTCCGAACACCGCGCCTGTGCTGGCACGAAACTTCCCACGAGAAACACTATTTGTGGTAAAATCCTGTAGTAAGATTCCAGGAGTATGGTAGTGGGTAACAGGGAACTTCGCTTCAGGAGGATTCTTTTCAGGGTATAGGTTAATGCATTTTTGTGCATCTGCGATCAAGCTTTTAGCTTGATAGGCTCCAGAAGTCAAAGCAACTTTCATTCAAATTTATAAGGAAAATCTCCTACATGAGTAACTGCTTTAGTAAGATCATGATCGCACCAGAATTTTAATCCTGCGGCCTTCATCTTACGGAAGAAGTAGTGATCTTCGCCTACATACCCTCCCTGTCCAAAGTTTAATTCAGGATTCCAAAGCACCTCAAAATGAGGCTTAGGAATATTGCGAATTGCATCGAGTTTAATAAGTGTGCAGGCCAATGTGCCAAAAGAAACCTCTTCCAGCCCCGTTTTACCTGCGGAATTTATACGTTTTTGGTTTTCTACGTCTAGGCAAACACCACTCAATTTTCCTGGTGTCTTTTGTGCGACATTCGCGAACACAACATCTTTATCACGTCGCATCAATCTGTGCACAGTATCATATGGAAATTCCATATCATCGTCTGCTAAAAACAGATGGGTGTAGTTTCCCGCGAAAGCAAAATCTAATTTACGTTGGCGCGCAGCCGAGATTAAAGACTCCGCCACTCCGCCCATGACATCGAGTTGAGTGAGGCCAATTTCAAAACCTTTATGGATTAAGTACCCAGTAATATTTACTAAGCTTATATTGGTCTGTGGTTTTATATCCCGTGAGGAACAAACCACAATGGCAAGACGAACATCTTGTGGGTGTTCGTCTTTGACTTTTTCCCCTATTTTTAAGACGGTGTCAAATTCCATTAAGTCTTTCAATTATACTAGGGAGTTCATATCGCTTAAAATTTTCAAACGCCACACGATCTACCGCTCTATTGGGTTGGTTTTCGTAGGTTGCGTCTTGAACCGCATTACCATTCGAAGGATGAAGATGTTCTACTAAAACATCTGGAAGATATGCTTCAATACTTAGGCTGTGTGTAATTAATTTCCAGGCGTTGTCTGTGTACCAATGCTTTATCCCAGGAGGACACCACCAGCCAAGCCCACGTATTAAATCCCCACCAAAAAAGGGGAATGTTGGCATGCTGCCATTTATAAAGCCATCCGCAGGCCAAGATACTTTATTGGGAAGACAAGCATCTCTGAGCTTTATGTCCCAATGTTTCGTTTTAGGGACACAGTCGTCAGACACCATCCCATAGAAATCTTCATTAGGAAAAGCATTGAAGATTAAATTATAAATGTCCCCAAGCTTTGTGCCCGTAGGGACACAGACGGTTTTAAAATTATCGGGGAGGCCAATGTTGTCGTATTTAACTGCATCCGCCTCATCAAACACCACATGAACAGGTAGTGTTGCATCTGTCAAATAATAATGTGTGACGAAACGTTTAAGGCTTAGAGGACGTCCGAGGGTGGGGAGTATTATCATAAGCCCCACTATAAATTATAGTGGGGCTTATGAACAATCAACTTTAGTTCAACGCATTAATCGTGAAAAGATTCAAGTTAATATCGCTAGTGGCAGTGGCAGCATTACCCGTGACAGCAACCAGAATCGCCGCATTTTCCGTAGCTGTGGGGAACACAGGAGCACCAACACCAGCTTCAACAGCACCAGAAGTTGCGCGGATCTGCTGAGCATACTGCGTGTTAGAGTTGGCCGCACCAAACTTATAGGCAGTGGCCAAGAGTTCCCAACCCGTTCCCGACTGGGTCAACGCGCCTGTCGTAGCAATCGTTGTACCGCCAGTGACTGTCGAACCTACCACAGCGGCAGAAGGATTGAAAATCAACTTAACAGTTTTAGTATTGGCTGTGCCGCCATATCCACCAGCGCCCTGCACTATGATACCTTTGCCGGCAGCACTGAATGAATTAGCAGGAAGACTAAATACCGCAAGTACATAGTCACCACCAGTGGCAGAAGGTTCGTTGGCTGTCGCGCCGTACACGCCTGCAAAAATGTTGCCTTCAGGGCCGAAGGCGGCTGTACCTGCCCCAAACGTGAAAGCAGATCCTGTTCCTACGTCAGAGAACCACACACCTGGCTTCATTGAATAGAAACTTGCCAAAACACCAGTAGCAATAGTTACTCCTGTTGCACCAGCAATTCCATTGATTGTGTCTGTAGTACCTTGTGCAGCATAGACCTGAAGCGGGTTTGCACCATTATTCTGGATCACCTGGAATTGGTAAGGAGTAGAGCGTGTCCCTTTACTCGAAGCAAGGTTTACACCCGTACCAGCAGCTACTGTGTCAACTTCATTAAGCACAGAAGTGAGAGGTGTTGCTGTAGCCTGGGTTGTGCCTGCCGCAGCAATAGCATACCCAGAAGAAACTGCATTGGCACTTACAATAGCATCGTAAATAGAACGTGCATCCGCAAGACGAAAGCCGGGATCTGGTTTAGTCATAAAAGGGGTTGGAAAAGTAGCCATATAAATCTCCTATAAGTTGAATGATCCCAGTGGCTGAATGCCGCTAGGTGGTTGAAGGAACGGTGCTCTGTAGTTGAGAGCTACCCTGAGGCACGAAAGTTCAATACATGGTGTCCGAAAAAATGTTATAAATTCCGTCACGCACCAAAATTTTGGGAATTTGCAAACGAGGTATTTGCAAATTCGCATTACGGATAACATTGAGTGCATCTTTTGCTAATCCATTCAGCGTAGGATCTGGCGGAAGCCTATATGCTTGTCGAAGCCTCAACGCAAGATTGAAGACTAGCGCGGCCATGTACTCAAGCGGCAAAATAATTTGCTGAGTAAGGCTTGTAAACTGACCCAGTGTTTCTTTTACTGTCAAATGGAGTTCATAAATGCTTGCCTGAATAACTGGCCAAGGATAGGCAAGCCCAGTAGGAAATCCTGAATCATAGAACAAGTATTGTGGGAAAGTCTGAAGTTGTTTAAGTGCTATAAGATTATAGTCTTCGCGAGCAACAATAATTTCCAGAGGATAGTCAACCTGATTAGGTTGGGAATTCACAGTTTGACGGAAAAACGCAGACTCAATTTTATCGGGCCTTGGGTTGATGGGAAATTGCCCACCGGGGCCAACTGTGTAATTAATTTGACCTGTACCTGTACACGCATAGTCCACAAGATGATAAATCAACCATCGCTTCCGCTGCCATTGGCCAAGCATAAACTGCATGTCGTTATACGCATCGTTCACGTCCTCGGCGAGCGCAGTCTGTCCCACTCCCAACACACCTGCCTTCTTTAACGCTGAAGTTATAATGTCGTTGGGAGTGGTCATCTAATCTCTCGGGAGTTGTGATGTTATTCGCTCTTCGCCTCAGCCTCTGCGATTGCCGACTTTAAACGAGGTACACCCCAGATGCGACTTGCACTGGAGATGCCAAGTTCCTTCGCGCGGGCAACGAGTTCAGTTTTGTCATCCTCAAAGTTGGAGATTTCTTCAACTTTCTCGTCAGCTGCGGCGATCAATTTATTATGGATCCGTTCCTCAATTTCTTCGCCCTCGGGAGGAAGTTCATCCACCGCAGCTTCGGCAGCAGAGATAACAGCTTGAAGCTTCAGCATGCTCCACTGCTTATTAATGGGGACACCCAACTCGCTTGCGCGGGCAATCAATATTTCTTTCTGCGGATCAACGGGGCCATGTGCCTTGGCTGCGAGTGCTTTCTCGCGAGCAACACCCAAGCTGTCCAGTAACTCGTTCTCCTCGCGCTGGCTACTCACAATCTGGTAAGCGCCGTGTGGCCCAGTAGGGATGAGCTTCGGGTACTCCCGAAACTCGTAAGGAGGGAACTCCATATTCGCGTAAACTCCGCCTGTATTCTTATAAGCCATAAATAGATCTCCAATTGTAGAACGCCTCGTTGAGGGAACGAGTACCCTTTAGATTATTTCTCTTTCCAATGTGGGAGTTGGTGCTCCTGTAGAATTTTTCTCTTAGCCGCCCGTTCTTGGGCTTCTTCATTTTTAAAGTTCTTTGAAATAAGTTGATTTATCTTCCTCAACTTTTCATGGGACTCACTGTATTTTCTTTTGTCCTCCTTATACTCAGGAGAAAACTTTATCGCATCGGGTGTCATCCCAACTTCATTGCGCGGATATTTCTGCAAATTTTTAGAATGTTCTCTGTTCTCAGCGTCTATTTTAGCTTGGATCTTCTCTAAAAATTGCCCAGGAAGTTTCCCTCCTGGGCAAAAGTTGCAGGAATTTATGAAGGCACGAAAATTAAGTTGCTTTATGTCGCGTAATATAGGCGATCATATTTTGTATAATTGGGATTGAATCAAAGACTCTACCCAACGCAGTATTACATGAAGCACAAATTAATCCGCGAATTGTCATGGTTGTGTGGCAATGGTCAACGGAAAGTCTTTGTTTTACTCCCCAGCGTTTTGATATTCTGGTTTCAGGTCTACCACATATTTCACAAGGATGCTTAAGTCCAGTGCAGTTGTCTTGGAGATACTTAAGTTTGCTTTTGAAGTGGTAATGTATTTTAGTCGGACAGTGTGAGTGTTTTTGTAAGTAGTTTATTGCTGATTCTAAGAAGTTAATGTTTTCTTCCCAAAGACCAAGTGTTTGATTGCATGGTCTACAAAGCAAATCACGAAGCTTTTTTGTTTTGTGACAATGATCCATTGCAAGTCGAAGCGTCTTTTTACTTCTTTTACTAAATCCCGTTTCAGGCTTATTGCAAATCGCACACAGGCTGTTTTGAGCAGTGCGTTTTTCTAGATAGATTTTAGAATATGCATCAAGTGAAAGTCCTGTGTCTTTTAAAAGTTCACGAAATAAGATTCCATATTCTTTTAAAGAAGGTTTCAGCTTAATACGTTGCTGCCATCTTCTTGCATTCCACTCAGCTTCAGATTCATTTGGATCACGACGAATGTGTTCAACCCATTTATAATTATCTTTAGAAAATGGCTTTGATCTATCTATTTTATAAAAATAGTGCTTTTTTGAAGGTCTTTCGCCAACATCTCTAACAAATTGCCAAAAATCATTGTGCCATTCTGGACAAAGACTTCCATAACCATGGCGTTCACGCCACACTTGGATAAGTGAGTGTTTAGTTTTACCAATATTTATTAGATCTGTTGTACCATGTCTGTACCATCTTTGATAATGATATGTACACCAACCTAGTGAGTCAATAGGTTTTCCGCAATTTTCAATTTTGCAGATTCCAATTATTTTCTTTCTCGGCATATCTACTCCTCACTAAAGTTGTTAAACGAATAAACACATCGTATAAAAACTTAGTGAGGAAAGATATCTTTATTTTAGACCAGAGTAACTTTAGATTTTACCGAAATTATTCTTTAGATAGAGTCGCATACCGACACGATCCATTCCGGACGAACGTACAAGAACCCATAGAGCACATCTAAACGTGTAATCAACTGATCTGTACCAACGGTATAATCAGTGATCATGCGCATCGAGATGTTGTCGAAGGATTCACGTGCACCTTCCACAATGCCCTGCTGCGGGAGAACCAGATCCGCAGTAGCCATCGTGATAGCTTCCGGCGTATAGGCAATATTCTTACGGAATATGCTGCTGGCGGGAGTGGCTAACAGAATGGTGGCACCATTGACAGGCGAGCTGTCAACAGTCTGGTACTGAACCTGAGGGCCACCAGCAACGCCAGTAGCAGTCGGAACAATAGCCGGATAGATAGAGAGCGACGTTGCACCACTAGCAGCAGCAGCGGTCAGAACGAACTGACGCAGCTGACCAGTGGTCTGTTTAGTGATACGGTTCACGGCATTCACGTTCGCAATGGTGATGATATCACCGAGCGCCAGCGTGCCCGTAATCGCATTGACAGTGAGCGTTAAGCCCGTCTGGCCTGCGCCGTTCACCGTACCAGCGGAAAACGTTCCAGTCGTGTGCTTAAGCACCGTCTGGTCCATCATCCACTCAAACCCAATGGCCTGCGCCATTGTGCCTGTGGTGTACTGACGCGAAATGTCAGTAATCGGGTTAAGCAGACCAGTCAGTGAACCAACGGTACGTGCCTGGGTAAACGGATCCTGAACAATCTTCCTGCGTCCAGTAGGAGCAGAATTAACGTCCAGCGTCGCACCCGCGTTCAAGAACGTAGTAAGAATCGGGCTGATAATGTTGCCGTTGGAATCCGTGTTGGACACCAAGTTGCAAACACCACCGTCAACACCGCTCATGATGTTGGAAGCCACGGCTCCGGCCAGGTTGTTGATGCAAGGAGCAAGAATCCGCTCCGAATAATCATCCAAGCTCAGTGTGCGATCAACGGAGCTGAACGAAACGTCCACGCCCTGCTGCGTCGCCACAACGAGTGTGGTAGACTGTTCGGTTGTATCCTGGATCTGTGCGGCTGCACCCGTACGAACGGTAAAGTCGTTAGGGAGACGGATACGAAGCTGGGAACCAATTTTGGCACCAACCTTGGCATACGAGTCATCATCGAGTACTTTCAAGAAGCTTCGTTAAAACTTCTCCGCTTTTTAAAGCTGCTGTAAGTTTCCCTACAGATAAGACTATATCATCATCTTTCGATGTTCTGTGCTTCGAGGCACTTGCCCCTACTCCCCGAAGGGATAGTCGTTGAACCTTCCGCAGTTAAGCGGCTCGGATGCTGATTGTCCAATCCTAAATATTTTTAGCATTCACGTTTGCTTTTTAAAGCTGCGTTGTAGCTATTTAGGCTCTAAGGAGTTTCCAGCAGTTCTCAGAATTTACAACAGCAAATGACTACTGTTGGTCAATATTCTGGATAACATATTCACAAATACTGACTTAATGCCCTTATCCTTTAAGGCATTCAATTATCTTTATCGTTTATTGACAAAACACCAATGCTTAGAAGGTAGTGTTTTTCCAGAGACGGACGGCTTCACGCGTGATCATATTTCGGTAATTCAATAGGTTACGTTACTTCCTATCAGCCTTTCGGGCATCTATACATTTCTATATAGAGTAGACCATATCATCATTCTTTTTAGAATGCTCTGTGCTTCGGGACACTTGTCCCTACTCTACTCACTTCCACCTTGCGGTGTGTTTTCGATGGTCGTTGAACCTTCACCCATACGGTGCTCGGCTGCGGGTTATCCAATATTTTGTTTTCTTAGAGCATTCACGCTTGCCTTTTCAAGCTACGTTGTAGCAACAAAATCTTTAGGAACTTCTCGCAATTCTCAGAGTTTTTTATCCTTACCACAAATATTAATAAATGGTAAGTATACTATTAGCCATGTATTGTTTCCTTTATGCTGTTAGCCCAATGGGCTAAACAAGTGTTGATAAAAATAAAAATGAGAGACCAACAGCAGAAATAATTTTTAAAGAGCAGCAATCTGGTCTTTTTACACAGCGCCTATCTTGTGTGCTCAACGGCAAGCATGTCTTTTTTCACTGACAAGAAAGTGATTGTCTTTAAGTTAGTAATAGATATGATAACCCTTAAGAAAGGATTATTTTATGACAGCAAAGAGTCAGTATAGCGTGCCCGGAATTTATAAAATTACCAACATTGTTTCCGGTAAAGCATATGTTGGAGGTACAGATAACGTACAAAAAAGATGGACAAAGCACAAATGGTTGTTGTGCCTTGGCCTGCACAAACTTAAAGCACTTCAAGAAGATTGGAATAAAGAAGGTGCAAATAAGTTTGAATTCAATATTGTGTTACAATTGCCAAAATTGCCGAAAGCTGAATTTAAGCTGCTAAAAACTGAAAAAGAAACAGAAGTTTTGGCAGCCACTCCGAACAACTATAATCGAACAATTGGAGCGGGAGATTTTGGATTTCGACTTTCAAATGACACCAAAAAGGAACTGTCCAAATTTAATAAGAAAAAATGGGACAACCCAGAATACAAAAAACGTTTATCTGAGATCCATATGAAAAAATGGGCAGATGGCGAATATAAAAGAAAGGCAACAAAAGAAACTCGAGAAAAACAAAGTTTAGCAAAAAAACTCTACTATGAAAAAACAGGAGGGATGAAAGAAGAAACTAAAGAAAAATTAAGCAGGATTCATCAGGCTCGAATTGCTCGAGCCAAAACAAAAGAACCCTCCTAATTCCTCCGATACCTTCCCTTACGTTCCTCAATCTGTTTCGCCCGAAGCGCATACCAATCTTCCGCGCTTGTGTTCGGATCATCTAAGGCAACGGCACCAACGGCACCTTTCCCATTGATGGGAATGACAGGAGCAGGGGCACCACTGACGGGCGTTTTTTCGACAGGCTTGTTGAGCAGTGATGCTTCAACACGCGCAAGTTCGAGCGCCATTTTCTTGGGCGCCATGCCGGCAATCTTCGCGGCTTCTTCAGGATTCATGCCCAGATGGTGAAGAATCTGGTGCGGGTTTTTAAGTTCAACCACCGTTTCCAAGAATTCGGGTGAGACCTTAGTGGGATCACCAATGGCACCTACCATTGTCAAATTCTTAACCGCGTCATCCCAATCTTTGTATTCTTTTTTCCCTGTGTCAACAATTGTGTTGCAGGTTTCATTGAACTTATTAGCCTGGGCAATTGCCTGTGCTTTAACCAGCGCACGCTTTTCAATTTCGTCTTCCGCCAATGGGACAGGAGCCGGGGCTGGTGCAGCGGCAGGCGTTGTAGCAGCTGGTGTCTTCGCAATCTGTTCAAGCAGCGCAGCCGCACGAGCCTCCGCATTCTTCGCCTTCGCCTCGGCAGCTTCCGCCAGACGTTCAGCTTCGTAACGACGCGCCGTCAAGTCATTGATGCGCTTCTGGGCCCACTCAGGAGTGGTCTTATTATCCGCCGGAGTTACGGGCGGAGCGGCAGGGTCTGTCACCGCTGCTGGTTCAACTGGAGCGGGATCAGGAACGGAAGTATCAACCAAAAGTGGCTGGGTAACTGCATCAGGATTCGCGCTTCCATTCCCATCCACAACGGGACTCGCACTGGTAGACTCAGACGACATAGACTTTACTCCAATTAATTGCGCCCTGTGGACAGCACAGGTACTGTTTAGCTTAAAATATCTTTACAGTCTTGAAAACAGTTCTCTTGCCAGACCTTAGTTATTCTAGTATGGAGCGAATGTACAGAAAGCATAAGGGTTCCACTTTCTGCATGGCCACTTGCATACGTGTCCATTATTTGATTATTCCCACTAACTATTGCTATGGCAGCCCCAATAATTTCTCCCCGTTTAGCTTTTTCTAAAGCTTCAGAAAATAATTCTATCACATCTTGGCAAGATTCTCCAGTTCCTAAATATCCTCCACAAAGTGCAAAAAACTCAGCCATTTTGTTAATCTTCAAATCATCGGTGGATAGTATTTCTTGCTAAACCATTCAGTGTTGTGCTCAGGTGAGCAGAACGGCACTTCAATTATCTTTTGCAGCTTGCGATCTTTCGTAAGATTTTTACCAGACCAATACATGCAATGGGATTCAGGTATGGGCTTGTCGCAGATGCCACAGTGGAGCATTTTAAACTCATGTTGATTGAATAATGGTGCCTGAAGCAGGCTCTGCCCCTACCGCTTCCTGCTTACAAGGCAGGTACTCTACTGAATGAGTTATTCAGGCAAGAATGGCTTCCTCTCCACGGCTTGAACGTGAATCTCCAGAGCCAAAATCTGACGTGCTACCATTACACCAAGAGGAAGTAATGGAGTTATTGTCGGAAAATCAACTTAGGGGTGACGTAAGAGATTTGAACTCTTTCCAGCAAATTCACAATTTGACGTGCAGCCCATACACCAACGTCACACCTAAATTGACTTAGGCTTTTGACGCGATGTCGAATGGTCGGAATGGCAGGACTCGAACCTGCATAATCCTGGCCCCAAACCAGGCGAACAACCTTTATCCCACACTCCGATGGAATAGGTCGAGGTTCTGCAGTGTTCATAAAAGTTCTTTCATATTTGGTAGGTGCGGAAAGATTTGAACTTTCAACTCCTAGATTTTAAGTCTAGTGCCTCTTCCTGTTGGGCCACACACCCGTAAAGGTGGTGGGCGTACTAGGACTTGAACCTAGAAACTCCGGAGTCTAAATCCGGCGACTTTACCAATTTGCCCATACGCCCGAATTTTATAGTCCGAGTCGTAATCGCAAGTTGGTGGGGCAACTTGGATTTGCACCAAGGAACGCCGAAGCGGAGTGTTTTACAGACACCGTGCTTTGTCTACTTGCATACTGCCCCTGCGAGCAGCTATATCGATCTGAAGTATTCATAGTACAGGACTGTAATTTATTTTTGTTAAATGTAAATCAATAATTGTAGTAGCGGGAGAAGGAATTGCACCTCCGTTCCATCCCGCGTTAAGTTCTTAAGCAGTCGGCGCAACAACCGTGGGCTCAAGCTGTGCAAGAATTGTATTTGCCGTGGTCTGTACACCAGCAACAGCCGTTGTGACAGGCGTTAAATCTACTACAGGCGTTGCAATAGCAGCAACAGCCGCCTGGAGTTCAGTTAATTGGGCAGTGATCGAAATGAGTTGGTCTTCAACAGTAGCCATAAATATTCTCCATTTTTTAAAGATTGATAGATATTTGCGAATGTGTTTCACGCCCATTCACTTTTCTCAGCACGTTCATTAAATTCTTTCCACCGCTGATCGACTTCTTTATCTAGTTCCTCATGTGACTTCCGTCCAGGATTCATCGCCTGTGTCTGACGCCGATAGGTGTCAGTCATGTGACGGCTTATGGGCTTTATAGTAGGGATCATTATCTTGCGCCTTCATCATAGCCTTGACGATATGACTCTTCGTGTTTCTTAGTTGGAGGACTAAACTTTTCTTCACGCTTACTGTCTTTTTCACCACGCTTAAAATGCTTCGATCCTGTCAAATAGCTATCACGTTCGTTGTCATGTTTCCAATACTTTTTATCTTCGCCCCAATAGGGATGTTCATGCTCTTTCATGAGAATTATTCCTTATGGGCTTTATAGTAGGGATCATGAGAACCTCCGTTGGTGTGGCGTAGTTCGTCAGCGTGTTTATGTTCTTCCATACGATGTAACTGATAACCAGCATCCATCGCAGACTTCACAGTTTTGTAACCCTTTTTCTCTAAGCCCATTAAAGCTTCGTGTAAATCCTTACTTGGTTCGACGGTTTCACCGTGAAGGGATGTTGCGTATTTTGATTTCATTCCCCATCTCCTGCTGCTCTATCCATTGAACCACCCGGAGCATTTTCAATTGCCTGCACGTCATCACTATAGTGCGCGTTCATGATGGGATGATTTTTGATAATTTGGCGTCCCCTCTCCTCGGCTTCCTCTGGGCTATTGGCCTTCACCTGAACGGCTGGTTCCACTTGGAACACATGCTTGCCTTTCGTGCGACCGTGAACGGAATAGGTTTTCATTCTTGCTTCTCCGGATACATTGGATCATATGAGCCTTTACCCGCCATGCGCAATGCTTGCGCCGCATCATGCATGTCCTGGCTAGTAAAACCACGACTTTTGTTGAAGCCCTCGAAAGGAGAAGGCATTAAAGGAACATCTATCGGATCCATTAATCTTGCTTCCAATGTGGGAGTTGGTGTTCTCTTAGTGTGGCCCGAAGACCAACTTCTTGTTGGAGACTTAGATTTGGATGTTCTCTCTTTATGGTTTTTCCCAAATTACGTTCTGCTCTAGCTGCCGCTGCTCTTAAATTACTTGGGGCTTTCGTATATTCAGTCCCAATTTCGCTTACATGCTGCGCTTTCTCAGCGGCCCGTTGGTGTGCTACTATTACCTTTGAGCTTATTTCAGAAAGTTTCATTTCTCTTTCCAATGTGGGAGTTGGTGTTCTTTTACTTCCTTCATAGCTTGCTCTTTATTAGGAGCAAAATCATCTCGAGGATATGTGCCAGCAGCTTGCTCTTCTCTCATCTTCTTAACAGTCCTCATTTTGCGGTCATAGTCGAGCGAAACATGAAGATCATGCTTTTCTTTCGGCGTAAGGTGATCCAGTTCCATTGAACGTTTGACCATATCAATGTACCACCAATTCAGGTTGTTTCGTTACACCCATTATTTGATCCGCGACACGCTTGTCAATGTTGCCGGGAATTTCACTGTGGCGGACTAATGCTTCGAAGATTTCTTCCTTTTGCCATTCGGGTGTGGTGCTGAAGCCCAGCATAGCGGCGAGTTGCTTCCGCGCAACTTCCACGAAACGCTTCCACTCACGGCGAACAAACATGCGTTGGTTGGGATAGTACTTGAAGAAATCATCGCTGCCCGAAGCAGCCTCCTCATAAAACGCTCCCGCAAACTCGCGTGCTGTTGCGGCGATGAGTTTATGGGTGAATTTTTGGTTGGTGGACATTAGGATTCTTCCCAGTGTTTGCGTTCATGTTCTTTTTGAGCGTTTTTATTTCTCAAAAGAGTGTAGGCATCAGAAGTCTTGCCTTCATGATAAGCTTTCACAGCATCTTTTCGAGCCTTGTGTTCTCCAAGATATTTTTCATGATGTTCCGCGTATGCTTTATGAAAACGTTTATCAGCCAATGTTTCAGCCATCTCACTTCTCCTTCCAATGTGAAAGTTGATGTTCTTTTTTCTCTGTGATAATTTCATATTGCCCTGGCCTATAGCCATAACGCTTTGCATCCGCATGGGCGTCTTCGTGAGACTGGTAATAACCACGACTTGTGTACGCGCCACCACTGTGTGAATCCGTTCTTAGTTCATGAATGAATGGTTTGGGCATGTTATTCCTTCATCTCTGGAAGTTGCTTTATCAACATCAACATAAATTTACGAAACTTGCTCATTTGTTTTTGTGCTTGTCTTTGTACATTGGATCATGGCTGCCTTGACCTAGCATGCGAAGCGTTTCAGCTTTCTCATGTTCAGCGCTGGGCGTCGACCCACACTGAATCTTGCCATCTTCCATGTAGTCATCGTTCACGGGAGTTTCATCAAACTTGTGAAGCTTATTCACAGTACCATAGTCGAGACCTTCAGGAGCTTCTTTCATTTCTTTTCTCCCCAGTATGGATGTTCATGTTCAGAGATTAATTCATGCTTCAGTTTTATAATGTCTCTCTCCTTAGCAGCCACATGTTCGCGCCGCTTCTTTTTATTCTCTTCAGAATTTATGTCGTGTGAATCATTATGGAGCATTATTACTTCTCACTTATTCTTATGACTATTTTCATACACCGGATCACTTGATCCCTTACCTTCTAGCCTCATTTCCTCCGCTGCTTTGTGCATGGCGGAGTGCATGGAGACTTTGGGTGAACTATATTTACTAGGATGCGCGGGATGACTAAGTGGTGTGTTCCTGGCCAATGCTTCATCACGTTTTTTAATTTGTTCTTCAGTATGAGCAACACGGCGATCTGGAGCACGATCTTTTAGAGGAACAAAGTGATTCACTACTTTAGCCATTGACACACTCCTTATGCACCAACGTCGCATGTTTTAGAAACACAATGTTGCCTTCACGCGGTGTTGCGCGGGGCTTAAGTTCTGAACCCAGGGCACCAATTTCTTCACCACAGGTTTCACACTTTCCATTTTGTATCTTAGCAAGCAGGCGTTTGTAACGGTTATTGTGATTTATCATATATATTATATTACAACAAAAGACAACTAGTTTTATTCAACTTTATATTTTCCTTATGTATTAGTCTTTTATAGGTGTAGCTGCCTTATGCGCTTAAGAGTTTACTAACAACACAGGAGCGTACTATATGCAAACCACACAAAGCCTAGACGACTACTTCGAAGAATGGATCGGCAAGGATATCCGACGCTATCGAGAGATGCGAGAGCAGCAAACAGCGGATTGGAAAAAGCCAAGAAACAGGTTAGAATTAAAGGAGTTCAACCCGGATGATTGACTATTGTTCAGGAGCTGATGGTTGTTGAGCGGGAGGAGTATCACCTGCATCTTCCTCAAGATCTGGCGCACTAGCTGCCGTAACTTGCTGCAAAGATGCCTTATGCTCCTCAACCATGAGGTCATGCAACATCATCGCGATGTCTTTGGGATTCACTTGTTCTTTAATCAACACACTCATGCGATCCGTGATCGCCTTATAGACATCGATGTCTTTCTGTTGATCCTTCGCCTTCAACTTCAGACGCTCGATGCTCAATTCCTGCGTGATGTCCACCATCAACTTCTGCATTTTCTGCAATTCACCTTGCAGCTGGGCTACCGCTGGCGGGACGCCTTCACCCTTGGCTTGCGGGGGAACCATCCGTTCCATGCGTTCCGCAATATCGTCTGCCATTGGGAAGTCTGCTGCCTTAAATAGTAAGTCACCGATGAGGTTGACCAGCTGCGGAGCCTGTCCAAGAATCTGTGTGATTGCGTTAAAGGCTTCTTGACGACGAGTTGCATAGGCTGGGCCAATATCGGCCTCAACATCATATCTTCCAACATTGGGGTTGAATATTCCCTGTACTGTTTCATCAATCTTTTGTGTGTGCTTTGCATAAGCTTGCTGTGCCTGGGGATCCAACTTTACATGAGACTCTTCGCCATCTTCACCTATGATGCGGAGAATTCGAGGGGTGTCATAAATCTTGGGAATTAAATCTATAAGAATCTTCCCAGTAAATCTAATTCCGACAGCCTGACCATCAATAAAGTGGTAAGTGGCATTGTCACCGCGACGCTGACGCGCATCAATTGCCTTACCAGAAATCTCGTTCGACTTATCACCAAAGTCTGCCTGGTACTGCCCAGACACCATGCTCATTTCTTCACGAGCAATTTGCATTCCCTGAATATACGCGGATGCCATCGTGGGTGGCTCAGCGCGGGCGGGCGCGGGTAATGGATTGCCATCATCATCGAATGCATTATATGGCAACACTGAATGATTAACAGTGTTTGCGGTTTCCCAATACTGTTCAAGATTCTCTATCGATGCGGCTGCAGCAACATAAGGCGTCTTACTTTGAAGCGCCACATTTTCAACCGCGCTCGAAGACCAATAATTATAAATACGCTGAGGATCTTTTAAATTGCGAGTGTGGCCCTTGCGATCCAACTCACCATTGATGATAGTTTCCTCGCCAACAATGCGAACGATAGGGACATACTCTCCAGCCCAATGGCGCCGTTCTGCAATTTCTTCGCCAATAATTAAATACCACTCCACCCGCCACTTATGAGTTTCACGGAACTTTGTACCTGGGGCGTCTATAACAAGATCCATAATCTCATGCGGGACTTCACTTGCCTTTATGAGTTTGTCTTCACCAGTCGAGGGATCTGTGTATGACACTAACTTATCGGTGACACTTTCACGGCGATAATACTCCGCTACGCGGACATGCTCTTTATCAATCCATCCCGACGCATTACCCAATGCGGTCTCGCCGCCTTTGTCCTTGTACTCTGGGTATGCTGCGCGAAACTCATCCAACGGCATATCATCAAAGATGAAGCCAAAGCGCGCATCGGATCCATCAAGCTCATTGATGTCTGGGTCAAGATAAACCGTGAGCGGATCTTTTATTCGTCGAATGAAAATCTCTTGATCAAAGTTATCATTTCCGAGATAATCGGTGACAACTCGCCAGTAGCCAATTCCACCCTGAACCTGGAAGCTAGTGGCTGTATCATACGCCACGGATGCATTGGAGATGTATTCAATGTGACGGAATATACCTTCGAAAACTTGAGCCGCTTCATAGGTCGCACCATTTCCCACTGGACGCACTGCGCAGCGCGGTTTATTCTGCTTGCAATCATTTATGATTTGCAAATTATGCTGGCGTGTTTTGTTGATGGTGAGACAGGGACGTTCATCAACGTCACGATTGCGCCTAATCTCATTCGGCCATTGGTATCCGTTGTCACTATCCGCCTGTGAAAACTTTAAGTCTTCAAGAAATAATTTCCTGGCGCGTGACTCCCATTCTTCACAATACTTGAAACGGCGTTGGGCTTCCGCAATAATCTTATCATCGCCCTTGAGACCTTCCTCATGGCTGAGCCCAGGATTATAAACCAATGGTTATTTCTTTTTCTTGCCAAGTTTTACACTGTAAGCAATCGCTACAGCCTGCTTAGCAGCTTTCTTGGGAGATTTTCCCTTCGCTTCAATAGCTTTCACTTCCGTCTTCACGTTTTTCTTAAAAGTCTTAGCAGACTTTCCTTTAGCAAGCGGCATAAAAATATCCTTAGCTGAAATTGAATAAAAAATAGTGGGGTCATCCCACAGAAATAACTCAGGCACAATCACCATAAGGTTTGCCTGCTCCTAAAAGATAAAGGGCTTCTTCAGTGCCAGTAGCACCACCACGAACTTTATTGGGCATCTCTACACCGCCTTTATCCTGTGCGGGATTATTGGCAGTTTCTATAGCAGGATCCTGCTTCGGATCCGTGCCAATAAATCTTTTGCTATCGTGGATGTAGCCGTCCATGCTCATTGCCCAGCGCCTTCATAAGGAGGTGTGTAAGGCATCCCAGCACCTAGCTGTTGTAGTGTGTTTCCAGTTCCCGCGCCATAACCCATATTGCGCTTCAGTTGTTCAATTTGGGCAATTTGCTGCAAAGGATTTGTCTGTGTGGTGTTCCCCTTTGGGTACATCGATGTATCCGTTGTCTGTGGCATTAGTATAATCCTTGTGTGTTGTAAGGAACGCCAGCACCTAATATTCCCAGGGAATTTACTGTGCCAGGAGTGCCTCCGGTCATTTTATTTTGTGGTGTTGTTGTGCTCACCATTGGGACAGGAGCAGCGGATTGTGGTGAAGGTACAGGGGAAATTGTCTGAACTTGTGGTGTAATCGAAGCTGCTTGTTGTGGTGCAGCCACAACGCCTGGAGGCGTACCCAACATTCCACCTAGTCTAATTGCCATATGTTTGAATAAGCATTGGGGTTAAAAACAATATACTTGTCAGTTGTCACATCATACTTCACTGCATCACCAATCTTCACATCCGGAAGATCAGACACCAATGTGGGTACAATTTGTCCATTTTCTAGTGTGATTGTGCGCCATGGTAGAAACATCATTGGGGTTTTATCAACCCATGAGCACGTTGTGGTGGGAAGATCTACTTCAATCTCCGGCACCTGTTCACTTTGTATTTCACCAACAGCAATAACTTCAAGCGTTTCCAAATAAATTGGTTTGTCTTTTAATTGATACCGCTTCATGCGTTCGAAGCCCAGGTGAGAATCTGGTAATATCCTGCATTCAACGGACTCATTTCAATATAGTATTCGTTCCCATTTTGCGCAGCTGCTTCTAACACACGTTGCTGAGCAAATTGTGTGTTCGTGTAGGAGTATTGTTCTGGTAATTTTATCAAACAATCGTACTGGTACATCACAGCCAATGAACCATCAGGCGCGACACCAGCGGAAGAAATCCTATTGTATACTTTAGGAAATGTTTTTGTTTTGATAGCTGATGTTTCTATACCATTTACCTGCGAGATTATCTGTGACTGCGGCGAAGATAAAAATGTCTGCGTTGGGTATTGACTAGTTACATTTATCATCGCATCCAAGCCCCACCTTTATAAGGAATTTGTAAATTAATTGTTTTCTTTGTACCAATGTCGACTGGTTTTTTCTTTTCACCTACAGGCTCAGCAAACGTCAACGCTATGGCATCCCATTCATCTGGACTTCTCATCCCACGTTTTTTAATATCTTGTTTGGCCTCAATCAATAATTGACCATACATATTATGCTTATATCCTGGACTACACGCATCTGCCTGAAGACTATCGAGATCAGGAATCTGTGCTTCACCAATATCTTCAAGCCATTTTTTACTACGCATCCACATTTCAGCGCGGCGATTTGCGGGGCCACCTTTTAGGCGGTCATTGTCAACAGCGCCTTTCACTTTTGCGCGGGGAGAATCTTGTGGTGATCCACCAAAGTTGATACCCACAACAACTTCTTTGTATACACCGCCCCAACTATGGAGAATATCCAATGTGCCAATGCCCGCGCCGCCAACGTCAATAAACGCACGGTCAGGTTTGTCTTCATCAATAATCTGGCGAATCCAATTTGCAGCTTCAACCGGCAAAATCTTCAGTTTATTTTCAATCTTCTGCACCACACGGCCCTGTCGCCATGCTATGGAGAAGCGATCTTCACCGCCCCATGAAGGGTCAATGCCCAAAATAAGTGGGCCGATGGGATCGCAATTATTCTTGCGCGCTTTTAAAATCAATGCCGGAGGAATATAGCTGTCATGCCCAGTGAGCTGAAACGCCTCTGCCGCTGTCGCCGGATATTCCTGCATGAAAAGTAAATCACCTAATTCAATAATCTTTGCTGCCCGCCATGCCATCTGCTCATCGTCAAGGCCGTGGGCTGCCTTGTACAATTCATCCGCGTCGTTCAAAGAAAAGTCAGGTGGAACTGGGCGCCGATACTCATCCTGCCAAAACCACGGGATAAAGATGGCCTCGTAGTCACTTTGTCCGGCCTCGGCCTTCTGCCATTCCTTATGAAAATAATTCCCCATGCCGTTTGCCGTTGACTCAAGAATTACTTCTGTGCCAAGGAGGTTGGGTATGGCCTGTAAAATTCCCGCTGCATGAGTGTCTGCGTTTGGCCAAAAGGCCACTTCACTTCCGTGAAATAACTGTAGCGTTTGGCTACGTCCCACAGCTTTTGTGCCTGCGGTTCCAACTTTGTATCCTGAATCTAAGAGGTCAAAATCCAATTCCTTGGCGTTACTTGCGCCAGTATGTGGTCTGACAATTTCTGGGCAATGATCATGATATCTATTTGCCATATCAAACAAATTGTCCGTGGCGTCTTGCTCATGTGTTAAGATGAACACACGTTTGCCAAAATTCTGTGTGACATGGTGATAAAATCTTCCACCAACATAAGTGGAACACCCCTGCTGTCGACCCTTTAAAACTAAGGCCCGCACCATGCCTCGCAAGGCAAGTTGTTTTTCAAGCCGATCGTGCAAATATAATTGTGCACGATTCAAGATTAATGCATCAACACTACCAGCCTTTGTGCGAATCTTTAAGCACTTTTGTGCGTAGTGTGTAAAGTCATCTCTCAATCTCTGAAAAACTTTGCGCTCAGCCGCACTAACCATGAGGCTACATTAATTCTTTAAGAAGTACTTCAAATTTGAATGGTTTTTCTTCATCCGCACCAATCATTGTTGTGGATTTGCCATCAAGGCGATCACCAATTTCTTTTATGGCAGATATGTCACCTTCAAGCCCAGCTCTCACTAAAGAGTCTGCAAGCTTATCAAGCGAACGTATTTTTCCTTCCGCAACTCTATGAACAGCTCTAGTCACAGCTTCACGCCAGATCTTTTCACCCTTAAAGGGTTTTGGGTTTTTTGGAGCAGCCATAGTGAGTTACCTAAACAATTGTTGCGCCTTCAGTTTTACATCTTGAAGTAAGATGAGTTTTTAACTATTATTAACGAAAAGAATTGGCGGCAGCCCAATGCCACCGCCAATGTTATTCAATTAAGTCCCAAGAATCACCAGCGGAGTGCCAGCGTTCACTGAAAGCGTAGCAGATGCCGGGAACACACCACCATTGATGCCAGACAATGTACCATACGTCGCAGCAACAGAGATGCCTGTGGTTGCCTGACCCGAAGTGGCAGCAAGATGTAACGCAGTATCCGCACCAAGCTGAGAAAACAGCGGAGTGTAAGTTGCCGAAACATCCGCCACAGTGGGGAAAGTTCCCGTCGCAGTAAAGATCGAAGCCAACCAATACCAGCCAGAATTCAACACCAACGGATTTGTCGGAGTGTAGTTCTGTACAGCAGCACCAGAAGTCGCGATCAAGGCAGTGGTGTTATTGGAAGAAGTCACCAATGACCCAGGATACCCCGCACCATTGTCTGTGTACATGCCAATAAATGCACCGCCACCAGTCTGACCAGTAGTGGTGTCAATCCCGAGTGTTTTAATTGTGCTAGGGCCAGCAATGTAGAACGGATAGGCATAAAGCGTGCCAGTCACCGTCAAAAGCGTGCCGGGAGTTGCACCGGCAGGCAGCCCATAGAAACGTGAAGCCACCAGCGGAAGATTTCCGCCGAAGTAGCTAGAAAGCTGTGAAAGCGTTGCAGCCTCAGATTCAGGCTGTGCTCCAGCCGTCAGATTGGTATCAAGGGGGAGTCTTTCATTACCCGTAAACGGCAGTGCCGAAAGGGGAAAACCATTTGTATAAAGGCCACTCATGTTATTGTATTCCTTCTATAAGTTTTGGGAATTGCTGCACTAAAAACTAACTTCTGCCGTGCAGATGAGCAGAATTCACTTCTTATTCATAAAATCAACGGCTGCTTTCATGGGATCGCGCCCATCATGTATCCCACCGACAGAGGGGTGTTCCTTAGAAAAAATCTCAGAACAATTTGTCCCATTGTCATGGCGGATTAAAAAGCCATTGTCTATTTTACGAACGTGTGTCGAAGAATAGTTGCTGTCCTGTTGACCAAAAGGCGAACGGACAAGCGCAGCCGTATCATCAAGACGAACCATATTTTCACCTAGCGCATTTTGTGATCGTGCAGATAGCCACCCACCATCGGTGCGTGTTCACCGCGCTGAGTTTCGCGATTGAGATGCTTCACAGCCGAAGTCATCATGTTGTCATTCAGTGCACCACGTTCATCAGTGGTCTCACCATGCGACATTTTCATCGGAAGATCCTGAATTTCAGAACCGACCGTTTTTTCTGTGTGCATAGAGTCGGGGTGACCGCTAAGGCGTTCGCCCTGACCAGTAAATTTTTCATTGTAGCCCATGGAGTTTCTCCTATCTATATTATATGTTTGATTTGAAAATCAATGCCAAAAATAAAAAAGCAGCCCCTTTAGGACTGCTCTGTAAAGACACCACGGACATTGACTAGAAGTATGCTAGTGACGTTTTTTGAATAAAGAAAGCATAAAGATGATACCTATTTCGATTTTTCTTTGAACACCCGTTCTCGTTCTTTGTCCATTAATTCGACAAGACGATCAAAGTGTTCTTGGTATAACCCATTGCTGTATTTCCGCAAATTCACAACAGTATCACTGCTCTCCATCGCAAATTCCACAATTTCTATTCCCCGGCCCAACATCCCCCGACAAACGTTCTGATAGACCTCCGTAGCCTCCCCCAGAGAAGTTCCAATCCCCCACTGGGCCAATAAGACGGCACAACTTCTAGGATGCCATGGGCTGCGGAAAGCCCGCTGTAGGTCAAGATATCCAGCCCCATACACCTTGTGATGGTGTTGTAAAACTTCTGTTTTTACTAGTTTTTCCACGACACTTCGATCCAGCACATTCGCCAGAACAATCCTATCTTTCAAATTCTTCTTAACCCAGAGATCACCCTTTGCCAACCGTTCGGGGGTGACAAGATTTTCAAGTTCCTCTGGTTTTTCTGTCATACCCCATCAATAACCCTACCGGAAACACAAAGTAAATCTTTTCCCAACAACACACAGCCCAACCCAAAGGGCCACACCAACCCCTACAGATAGTGTGTTGAACACCCAAAAGTGGTGCGCTTACCTTAGCTCGGCTAGAACCGGAGAAACACCACAAGGTAAGCGACAAGGTAAGCGCTCTCTTCGACTTAAAACCCTCTGTATTTTCTATTTATTATTATTATTAATATATTAATAACTTAAGGTACAGTAAGTGATCGGGTAAAAAAGCAGTTTGCTGTAATAATCTATTAGCTCGTACAAAGAGTATAGTTGGACCAGCTTTACGTGCCAATAGATTTATAGCGGAAATGTGATGTTTTAGCCGAGCGATGTTAAGCGCTGATGAATTCCCGTTAAATAACAGAAACTTAAATGCGCTTACCTTACAATATCTTAACCGAGCTAAGGTAAGCGCCCCAAGCGTTTACACCTTAAAACGGAAAAGACCTACACCACTATATATAGGGATGTAGGTCTTTTCAAAGTAGGTGTAACGCCAGAAAAACTTTACGCTACTTTTCCCAAAATTAAAAGATTTTTGCTTTACGAACTTTACTATATCTTGGTAAAGTTCGTACAAGACACAACCAAAGGAGTGCAATTAAGTATGAAATTCCCAGCCAACAACCTTGCCCAATGTATTAATAAATTAAAGAAGGCCAAATCCATAACTTCATTGGAAGATTTCTCCATACATATGGGTTACACCACTTTTAATAATGGAGCTGCCAAAAGCCTGGTATACTCACTCTTTCACTTTGGGCTCATTGAGTTTAGCGGAAAAATGGATCAAATAAAAATGACGCCACTAGCGGATAAGATCTTAAACAGCTTTACCACTGAATATGAGGATGCGGTTTTTGAGGCAGCTTTTAAACCAGAATTATTTGACAAGCTAAATCGTCAATTTGGGATAGAAATAATTGATAAGTCAATTATCCAGGAGTTTTGTACTAACTTAAAAATGACTGAAAGTGCCTCCCGCAAAGCAGCTTTGTCATATTCCAATACAGTACAGTACTTATTCTGTTGTTGCCCAGATTTAAATTTTTTGAAACGCGCTTCAAAAAACATGTTTGAGAAAGGTAGAGTAACATTGTCTTACCCACCAAACATGAATAGAGAAGAAATAGTCAACATTGTTCATGAGTTTTTAAAGGATCACATCGCATGAGAAACACTTATCCTTATTATTCTCTACGTAAAGCGGTGGAAAAATTAAAGCTTTTTCACGAAGTATTTGGGTATAATTCAGCAACTGCGGAGCAATTTTGTGTTTCTACAGGCTACACTAGCAGCTTTAATGGGGCAGCTTCAAGTTTATTTTCTACCACTAAGAAATATGGTTTGATAATTTTTGATGAAAAGACAAGAGTTATAAAAATAAGTGATCTTGGTCGAGAGGTATTGAAGGGAAATCTTGAAGCCACCGAAAAAGCTGCCTTCCTCCCTCCTTTATTCAAATCCTTATGGAATCTAAGAAGAACAGACCTTGCTCCGCAAACCATTTCTTCCATTGAGCAAAAGCTTTTCAGCAACGGTCTTTCTTCTTTCACTAAATTTCAAGCAAAGAATGCAGCAAGTTCCTATATAGGAACAATCAAGTACCTCGGGGACCTTACTATTTTCCGCTAGAATTCTCCAACTTCCGTTGTATTTTCATAGCCTTTAGGGATGTTGAACGGAGCTAGTCCCGCATCAATGCGACCTCTGTAGAGTTCACCTACACATTCGTAGTCATAGATAGTCCTCCAGTATTTCCAACAACCCATACAAGACAGCAAAGTTTTTTCTTCCAAAAGCTTATTAAAAATCCCTTTTTCCGTTTTATCTTTAAAATGTAGTGTTATACCTCCCACGGATAACTCTCCCACCCATAGTCTATAGTGAGTTCCGCCCCAGCCTTAATCACTCGCGCTGCGAAGAAGTCTATTGTTTTCAGCCGCCTATTATAGGTGTACCACAAATTCTCACGACCAGACCCCCCATGATTCAGCAGACAACCTTCCCCCAGACACAGCATGTAGCGCCCCCCTAGCCAGAAGACATAGGACGCCAGCATCGATTTACCCCCCAACGCAGGATCACCAACTTTTATGGGCAGTACACAATTCCGAATCACCAGCGTCCCCCGCCCTAGCCGCCGAGCCGCGAACACCCCCCGCCCTTTGCGTCCAGCGGAGCGCACAATTACTTTATTGTTCATGGGTTTTCAAATACGCTTCGATACATTGACGGGCCACAGTGGCAACATCAAATGGTTTCCACGGTTTGAGCATGCCTTTTTCGTTTGACATTGCGGAAAGCAGTACCTCCGCAACCGCCAATATTTCTTTCTTTTCAGCCATTTTATATCCTTATGACCACATATTTCTGGCGCAGATTTCTAATCAATTGACTCGAGGGCCATTGCCCATGTTCATTCACACATGATTTTTCTAGCCAACTAATAATTTCTTTGTCTTCAACATTCAATTCAGTGCGAATAATAAAATCCAGATCATCAGCCAAAACTTTCATGTCCGTAATCTCACCTTCTATTAGAAGATAGCGAAGCCTGTTTTCTAATAATTCATTTAACATATTCTGGTATCCTCCCACCATGTGTTTCTTTTACCCAATCCCAGATCAAGTAGCTCTCACCAATTTTCTTCACGTTCTCTTTTCCAAATTGGATACACAACACATCTAAATAGTGAATATCCTTTTCATACACTAGAGCCTTTTACTTTTCTCCTAAACGAATCCGCAAGACAATCAAACCTTAAGTTCTTTGGGTCATCCGGTATTGTATGATAGAACCCTACTCCAAATTCTAGGGTATCAGTCATTCCAATCGCACAATATGGGCAAATAGTTTTCTTCACAGCTTCATATTGTTCATTTGTCAGTGTTACAATCATATATTATATTTTAAGTATTTGTGGCCTATTATTGTTTGAGTAACTTTACGTTCTGGTTCCTCTACAATTTCAACATTCTCCTTGAACCAATTAAGCTGCTCCTGCATTTCCTTAAAGTATGCCTGTTGAAACTCTTCGCTCACATAATTAATATGAGGGCAAGCTGCGAGCCATTTGAGCTGAGTTTCTAGCTCATCAGCTTCTTCAAGTATCTCTATGTATGGAGCAAGCGCCTCCATGGTTTCGCAGTGTTGTTTCCATGTGATTCTACTCATAAAATCTCCCCTGCCGGAAAAGGGAGTTAAACAAGGCAGGGGAGACTATTTGGGCAGGCGCGGAATTCACCCTTACTGAACACCAGAATACTCTCGTGCAACAGCGGCCCAAATTCTTTAGTCTAATAAAGGAAATCATTTTATGTTTTCCGCCTTAGACAACAAAATACAAAGATGCTTCGCTTGATTCACAGCGTCATCTAGCGCGTTGTGGTGTACTCCAGCCACTGGGCGCGGAACTGACGGATGTAGTGCAGCCACCGTCCGATAGCACCTATTAGCCGTATAGCGCCAGGGCACAGCCATCCCTAGCCGCGCATACGAGTTCTCCAGGATGACATTATCGAAGTCGGAGCCATTGCCCCATAATTCTCTAACTGGGACTTCCTTAGCCCAGTTAGAGAATCCCTTCAGCGCTTCTTCTAGCGAGCATGTATCTGATGAAGTAAGACAACGCCTTGCTTCCTCCGATTGCTTCATCCACCACATAATCGTCGAAGCATCCACCACACCACCGCTTTTCATTGAGCTTTCGAGGCTCACCACACGATAGAACGTTGACGCCCCAGCCCCTTCACTCCGAACCGTCTTAGTAACGAGATCCATCCTCACCGCACCAATCGCAATAATCGCCGCATTCTTATTCGTACCCATTGTCTCTAGATCGAGCATTATTGAGCTAGCCATTATTCCACTTCCTTTCACTAATATGTGCCACCAATAGGTATGCTGCTTCTAGCCGTGCCATAGCATCTCTATATTCTTCCGGATCAGCATCCCAATCATATGCTAGCTGACGATGGTGTGTAAGCGCCATATCTAGGTTATGGGCCGCCGCTTTAATATCATTTTTATATTTAAACGGAAAGGGAATTCTCATACCACTTTCCTCCCCGTCATCACACATAGTTCGCGCAGCTTTGCACACAATAATACCTGAGACACAGGTATACCTTTGGATACCTGTGTCTCAGAATACCCATACACTAATCTCCGATTCCCCGGTTCGAGCGCCAGTTCCCACGCTTTAGCCACGGTTTCCACCGGATAGTTCTCCCCGGTCACATAGTCCGTGACTGCAAATCGGTCAGCTTTGTCGAGCAGCCCCAGCTCATACTCATCGACCGGAGTTATTTTGGGTTTTTTCATAAATTCTCCTTTTCTAGTAAGTCCAATTCCGTCGAACTTATTTATTTACTATATCTTATTTCCAACAAAAGACAAGTACTATTTCACAAATCAACGAAGACTGGCCCGTATTTTTCGGAAGAGGGGCCAGCCATGTCACAAAGGATTTACACCAAAGAGCAATCAGTTCTTAGACGGTTGATATAACCCTCTTCCGCCTGTACTACAGTCATATTCAATATATGGCATTACTTCCACTTGATGCAATCTTTCACTTCTTTAAGCGACATCTTATTTGGTTTAGAAGTTTCTGTCATAAAATTCCCCTATAACTTTTTCCAGCTCAGACTCATTAAACCCACCGCCTTCGCCATCTCCGTCTATTTCAATAAATACATCCTTATGCCCCACGCATTTATACAAGATGTATTTTCCAATGGTAATCGCGGACTCGATAGGTGTGGGAGTGTCATCCGTTTTAAGCGACATCTTTTTTGGAAATAAAGGTGTTTCTTTGCATTTGGGGCACTTAATGAACTTAAACCAATTGCCATCATGAGTGGGCGGTTCATACTGTTTCCATTTATGTCCATTTGAACATACAAATCCTGTCAGCTTATCTGGGTGGGTCATTTCACTTCCTTTGGCATATAAAAATCATATAGGGGCTGCCCAACATATCCTTTGCCCAAAGCCTTGATATTATGGGCTACATAATACCAATTACAGCCAAATACCTTCTCCGCTCTATAGCAAGCGCCCTCGTCATCCCAAAAGGTTTTTCCTGCTATAGGGCGAGTTGTTGTGACCGTATTATTGATAGATTCAGCCATGATGCAATCCCTTCATACCGTCACCAAGAGCGCAAAAGATAAAAACATCCGCAATCATTGCGGCAGCAACCAAAAAACCTGGATTAGTTTTTATGCCCTGTTTGTTCATCGCAAACGTGAACCATAATATCCCACATGTTAGCATTTACCGTCCTCCGATTTGTTCGATGGTTGAGCGTTGTCAATAAGTTCACGCCAAATTGGACTGCTTTTGTAAAGTTCTTTCTTTAGGGCCTCGTACACAAGCCTGTTATGACCATTAAGCATCTCAGCTGATTCCGGCGAAATAGTTCGCGTTATGGCTTCCATATACCCATCATTGAATTTAGTTAAGAATAAGCTGTAATAATGCAGCAAGAGCCAAAGGAATCGCGCCGCATAAAAATCCAAATATATAGTTTTTATAATCCGTCATCTGAATATTATCTCCGGTTAACACATCGGCTTTAACTGAACAGGGCAGTAATAACCATAAGCCTTATTATAATCAAATCGCATTCCACATACACCGCACTGTATGCCTTTTGTTGCATCAAGTGGCTCTATAATTTTGTAGCCATCATCCGTATCCTTGTTGAGTATCCATTATTAAGTCGCATAGTTGTACGTTGTGGCAGGCTCATATTTAAAGTCACTTTCCATATAGGGTTTTACCTCTATTTTTATTTCTTTGTGCTCTGATTTTGAGAATTCTGGAATCCATAGAATACTGCCATTGTTATATTCTAAACCATGCAGAGACTTTAAAAAGAACCCCCTATTACTTGCGAGTTTTTTAAACTCCGTAATAATATTTTCGTACATATTCCCTACATTATTTGATTTAAGAGCAGCTTTTCTCAAAGAGAAGAATTTATCGTATGCAATATCATGTTCCTGTGGCCCAATCGCATTCATTACGTCATCATAAGCCTGTAAAGCATTAAGTAACTGTTCATTCTTTTTCTTAAGTGTCTCATTTTCCGAAATTACATAGAGGCATTGAGGGCCATTACCACAAATATTTGCCTCTGCTTTAAGCCGTTCATTCTCTCGCATTACGTCCAAAAGCTGTTTTGCAAGCGTGTGCCATCCGCCGGTAGCAATAACTTCTCCGTTTTCCACAACGCGAAATAATGGTGTTAGAGGTTTATCGCACAGCTCTTCTACTTGCTTAAGCGTCAGTTTATTTGTTACATCCATTCCCATCTCCATATCTCAAGAAAACCGCGTTTGAACCCACGCCAGAAAGAAGAATCATAATACCATTTATGTCCTTTTAAGCATGTAAATACGGTCAGCTTATCTGGGTTAGAAAGGTGCATCTTCTACCTCCAAGGAATTTACTATCTGCGCCTTGGCAATATCCACATATTTGCGCGTTATCTCCATTACGGCGGCATTCCATCCTTCCATAAATGCAGTGCGCTGCTCATAGTCATTTGTGCCACCTCTCACGGCAACAGGATAAACATTCATGCTTTCCATAACAAGGTGTAGTGCTGCTTTGTGATCCATATGTCTCTCAGTTCAGTTATAGTGTTGGGTAGGCAGTAAGGATGACAATAGGCGTGATGTGACGCCTCGTTTTAGGTCGGGATTGCCGAATCGAACGGCTCCTTCATACGCCACGCATGATGTGCTACCAGTACACCATCTCCCGCGCATGACTCTCGTACCCTTACTGCCATTCATAAAATCATCCAGTTATCGATTAATGTTGTTCCAGAGAATCAGTGGGCAATGTCGGCCCAGATTCATGGTAGGTAGTTCTTAATAGCTCTGTCAGCACCTTATATTTATTACGCAAAAGAACCTGAATATCATCAGCCGCCCCATCTGGTATGGCGGTCTGATTAAATAGCCAACGCCGTATAGTGCGAGGAGACACGGCAAGGGCATCAGATAATTCGGCCTGCCAGTGCCTATATCCGTATAGAATCTTGCCGTATTTACTAAGTTCATCAGGCGTCATACATCTACCATCAGTTGCTTCGTTTGACCGTCTCTCCGGCCTGTCACCAATGTTTCCCGTCTGTAACGATAGGGCGTTATCAAGATGGCGCTGGGTTTCCATCTTCCGGCTTTTCTCCCACCGTTGCACCTAGACCGGATATGCTTTCGTTGCGTGGGTAGCTCATATATTTCCTAAATTGATTGTTGGTTGCGAGAGGCTTTTAGAATATTATTTATCGTTGACATCCCGATCCTGTGCGGAGCGAAGGTAAGTTGTTCCCCTTTTTCTATGCGCTCTAGTATCTCGATCTGCACAGGAAGCAACTTTATTTCTGGATAAAGTGTTTTTATAAATTCTTGCAATTTCATATATCACCCCAAAGAACAGTTTAGTTATCCATTATTGTAAAAACCTGCGAGACAGTATCATGCTCGCCCAAGCGGTCTCTGCTTATCCGATACACCTTACCGCTATAACTGCTCACAAAGTAGATATTGCCTTCCATATATCCAAGTGCCTGATATGCAGGCTGGCTCGGTACATATCGGATTTCTACTTTGCGCTTAAACCAGTCCCGTATTCCCATATTTCGACCCTATAAGTAAATCGTTTATCGTTTTGTTTTCAGTCTTTCCCGTACCGCTTCGCCTGCATCCCACAGCTCGTCTGCCAAGCGGAAATGCTCAGGGCCAGCTACAAGCTCTGGTTTTCCATCGTTCATACGATAGATACCATCAGAAGTGGCAACCATGATCTGACCGTTGAACACGACCATTGAAACTATCGGCTTAAATTCACTCATAAAACCCTATAGATAATTGATTCATTACTCGGTTGCTCGATAATTGTTTCGTTAATCGTTAGCCCAAATCCGCTTCGCCTTGGCCTTTTTACCTAGCAATGCTTTCGCTATCTTTATCCCTATCGGTCGGTTGCCGTTCAAAGCATCGGAAACATATGCCGGTGACAGTTTTTTAGATAAGGCAAACTGTCTCAGGCTTATTGCTCCGTTCACCTCGCCGCGTAGCATCTTGCGTAAGTCGTCATCTGTATATTCCATGCGTGCATGTTAGCGTACCAGCGTTTACTATACAAGAGTTTTATTTATCTCCCTCGGTTTTTATATACTCGTACGGTTTCGGTCTATCCCAGAATCGACATTGCGCGTATTCGCAGTTCCCGTGGTCAACTCTCAGGCATATTAAGTCAGGCCACTCGCCGCCGCCTGCACGTTTACAAACAGAATGTGCCATCCCTGAATTACAATAATTTGTCACGGCATCTTCTCACCTGTTGAATGAGTTATTTCAGATTCCAAACCGCGCAACTTCTCAAGTATTTTATATGCGTCTGCTTTTTCGTACGGGCAGAATCTATGAAGAATATCGCGTACAATTTCTATAAGCTCTAAGGATTGTTTCTTATTCATTTGTTTCCCCGCCTTTAGATAGGGTTTGCGGTTCTTCTGGTTCATATTCACGATAAAAGTCTTTTTCATCCATAGCTTCCCCCTCGCCATTGTTCGGGATATAGCCGTATATGTGCCTCCCAAAATAATCATCAAGACACCAAACATCATGAAGTGCGCCCGTTTTCTTATTGCGTGCTTTTATCTTAAAACTGCTCATGGTTTATTGCCTTCCGAATCTTCGCTCATTGTCTTAGCAATATTCTTTACGATACGGCCAAGCGTTTCCGGGTTTGGCTCATGCTGATATTGCGCGGCCTGTTTTCCGGGTACAAGCCTAGAGAGTTGTCGTTCCAATTCCCGGACGCGAACCTCTAATTTGTGAACTTGCTGCTCTAATGTCATGATGCACCGCCTTCTATTTTGGTGCGCTTTAGGTATTCTGCGCGTTCATTATAATATTTCATTGCTGCAAAAAGTCTTTCCGGTTCAATGCCAGCATATTCCGCCGCACTCTCCACATCATCAGTATTAAGCTTAACCACTTCCCGCTTGAGTGACATTGCAGATATTGCTGCTTTGGCCAGCCCATCATATCGCTCACGGAAGGCCTTAAATATCTCTTCGATGTATTCAGGCGCATAGGGATGATAATTGACATCTAAGTGATATATTGCCCTAGCAACGCGCTCAATCTCGTCACCCGGTATCTCACATCGGCTCGCCTTACACGACTCATAATATGAGACAAATGCGTGAATACGTTTTGCTTCTTTAGTGTAGAAATCCCTATCATAGGGAAGATTGTCGTGCATAGTTCTTGCAAAAGCCTTGGCATCAACGCAATCTATCAATGTGCTAGGTAAAGAAACGCCTTCTTCCTTACCTTGTGGTTCGCTTAAGGTAAGGCTGGACTCATGCTGGCGGATGATTTCTATAGCCAAAGCCTTGGCGCAATTAAAACCTGTGTCAAACTCGGTATCTTGCGCTTGATGCCAAACTCCTGTTTTAAGTTTCTCTATCAGCGATTCATTTACCATCGACAATCTCCTTTGCAAATTTGCAGAGTTCAGCTTTGCTCTTAAGTTCGCTTGGCGGAGTTAGGGCGATTAGTTTTACGAATGCCACGCATTTAGCGATATTAACCGTCTTTGCCGATTCCCCTAGCATCGCATATAAGGTGCTTTTATTTTCCATTTCCCGAACCCTTTGATTGTAGTTGTTCAAGTCTTGTGGCAGCACATGCAATCCAGCCAGACAAATTATGTAAATAATTCTCATCTTTATTGAACGGAGAATTTTTATTGGTTAAATCCACCACTAAAGCCCGCAAAGTTATTATAAGGCTTTCGGTTGAAATTTCACTTATTTGCATCATTCCCTGATTCCCTTTGGCTGTTGTTCTTTAAATTCTTTGATAGCTGTTTCAGCGACCAAATTTATATGTTCAAATCTTTTTTGTGCTTCGATCCTACTATAGAAAATATTCAGAGGTGTTACGCACATGGATAATGCTTCTAATAATTTTTTAGACATTTCATGATTCCTTTGTAGCGTTAAGATATTCCTTGATTGCATCACTCATGCGCCAATACATATATTGTTGAAATTCACGATTAAGAGTGTCGAAAGGCATATTCCCAGCGGGCGTGGTTTTATCGTAAAAATCTATCACTGCCGCTTTAACGGCATCCTCATTTAATCCGTTCTTATCCATTATCCGATTCCTTTACTTGGTTGTCGATTTGTTCTTAAGCGCGGTTATAAGATAGCTGACCAAAATTTTGTTACCTTCCACTGAAATTCTCTCGACGAGACAATCCACTCTACCGCCAAGCCTTTTTGCTGAAGTCTCCATTAACTGCCCCATTGCCTTAATAGTTTCACCAAAAGTCTTCGAATTAAGAAACCGCCCTTCCTCCAGTTCGATGTTCATAATGAAACGGTTGTAGCCCCCTATGTCGCTGAATATCTCGACGTTCGACTCTTCTTCGCATTTCGGACATATAAATTTCATATGTTTTCCTATGTGTTAGTAGTTATTACCAATATTTCATGACAAAATGCGCCATGATATAAATTGCTGATAGCCAGAATATTCCGGCAATCAGAAGCAATATTGTTCTTAAGATATCACCCATACTCGCCTCATCCATTAATTCATATCCCCCGACCACCACGGCCAAAGAAATTCCTTATCGCGCGCAGCAATCCAGGCGTTACATGCGCCAGCACAACCCCGCTTACAAAATACACCCCACCCATCACAACCGGATGATCCTTAGCTTTGGGCATTTCGGGGCGATATTCAGGTGTGTCGTAACGTTCAAAGTCCATATTCAATCTTTCTCGGCTTCGGTTATCTGCATATCCGCAATGGGCCTGATTTCCTGCTTTACGGATTGCGTTTCTTCATCCCAAAACAAGCGAACACACTCCAAATCAGGCAGCGGCGTTTCTGGCAATGCCATCGACATATGTTCCGTCTTCGCTTATTCACACGGTTCCTTTCATAATCTAACCCTACAGCTACTTGGTTGCGGTTATGCGTCTTCGGGAAAAAGCTGCTTTAAAACCTTCGTATATTGTTTCTTTCTACGCTCAAGCAAAGCCAACTTATCAAGTTGTTCTAGAAGAATTTTAAAACTGAAATTCTTATAACTATCTTCAGCATAAAGGGATTCTTCAACCTTCCCTTCAATGGTGATGATTTCAATATCCAAATCAGAAAGTTCGGATTCAGCCTGGGCCTTTAAACGGCGAGCACGAGGCGCAGCCATAACTTCTGTTACTTTTTCCTTGGTATAGGCTACGATTTCTTTAAACGGCTTGAGATTCATTTTCTTCCTCCATTAATAAAATTATTGTTTCTTCTGCCATTTGTTTTGAGATGTATGACACATGGTATTTCCGGTTCTCCTCCCGTCATTCATCCTCCAAAAGCAGAAGTACTTTATTCTCATTGGGTTTTTGAGGCACTTGATTAGAAGCTTGAGCTAAATTGCTACCTAGCAAACCGTAAGGCCATAAGGCTTGTTGTTGCACATTTTGCTGCGCTATAGCTTGGTTTAAATAATCATTGTAGTTCATTGTGGTCAACCACATCCCTTTCTAAAAGCTTGGCTGCTCTCTCTAAGTCAACCGCATAAAACCATTGTTCAGTTGCAAGATTTACATCCAGCGTATGAATTGCCGTGGCATGGGCTTTTATGTCAGCAGCTTCTTGTCTAAGGGCAGTGGCTTTTTCAATATTTGTCATATTGGCCACACATATGCTAGATTATCCGGTTCTTTCCATCCAAACTTCGAATAGTAAGCTGAGTCTTTGCGCAACAAATTACTTCTATGGGCAGCGTGAAATTCTTCTTCACCTAGCCAAGAAGGTTGGGCAGCATATAACTCTACAGGTAGCAACTTCATTGTATTTTTATATCCTCTTCTCACCCACTCGGTAACACAATTATTGTAATAGTGCTTCAGCACATTCTCAAAGCCTTTCCACATTTGTGTAGCGGGGTGGTTATACCAAGCACCTTTCCGTTCCAGCGCATTAAGTATTTGCATTGCTTCCACTCTTTGTTTTCCTAGTCTTCTATAGTCCAGACACGCAACAGTAGCTTCAAAACTTGGATAAGGTAGGAATGTTTGCATGGTTACGCAACTTCCGTTAAATCAAGCCACTCCGTACCCTGTGCTTTCATCGTGATAAGAATTTGCACCACTTCTTCTGCAATGAATGAAAATTCTTTGTCTCTAGCAGCATAAGCAGCAGCAGCAGCAGCAGCAGCATCAGTAGCAGCATAAGCAGCAGCATCAGCAGCATAAGCAGCATCAGCAGCAGCATCAGCAGCATCAGCAGCAGCAGCAGCAGCATAAGCAGCAGCATCAGCAGCAGCAGCAGCAGCAGCAGCAGCAGCAGCAGCAGCAGCATCAGCAGCAGCAGCATCAGCAGCAGCAGCAGCATCAGCAGCATAAGCATTTTCTTTTCTGATTATAACCACTGCTTGTCTGCAAACTTTCTCCGTTGGCTCTTTTTCAATATTCAGCGCCCATTCCTTTAAGAGTGCTTTCATTACTTTTCCAGAAACTCTTGCTGCGGATCTGAAAGCGCGCGGGACAATTTTCTCTATAGTCATCTTCGTCAAGGCTTTTACAAACTCGATATCATTAATTTGCCCGGCAGTGCCTAGTTGAGCGATTGATAAACGCCGCATTCCCTTTGCGCGCGCTATGCCAGATGACCAGTTTTTATCATTCAGGCGGATTTTAAATGCCCGTACAGCAGGAGAAACGCAAGGCGGGTTATCTCCATGTGGCAAGCCCATTGCATAATTCACAGCGGCCTCAACACACATCTTGCCTTCTTCAGGCTTGCCTATACCTTTGCAAAGTCCTTTGTCCACGATGGATAATACTTTGATGGCAAGTTCACGGTTTATTTCTACAGTATTAATCATTTTCTATATTCCCTTTATTAACATTATAATACTCTTTCCAATCTTCGAAATGACGTCCTAGCACACCATGCTTCTTACATTCTTTCTTATAGGCTTCATATTGCTTCACGAGCCTAACATGCTCCGTCTTATTCGTAGAATATGTCATAATGTTGACTCCTTTTTGGCAATAAAGTTTTTCCCGTCTTTTCTCGCACGCGCCAGATTCGTTTCATACCAGCCATTTTTGATAGTACTTCTCCCTTTTCAAAAAGGGCAATATAATGTTGGCTATGTTTACGGCTTGCTGCGTATTCTTTTGTAAAACTGGTAATTTTATATTTGCGACCTGTACCTGGGTTGAAGCCAGTTTCATCCGGAGAATATGTCATTATCTGATCTCCTGTATCAGACCGCCACGTGCACCAAGCCTTATAAATGACGCACAAACTGCATCAAAATCCATGTCTCTGTGGTTTACTACGGTAGTAAGTTCACCTTTAGTATTGCGACACGATTCAACGCATTTAACATTATCCCAAGATGGGTCGCTTGAAACATCCACAACATCGTAAGTTCCAGCGCGGAAATTTTTGGTGGTTAACTCGTAATGGGCTTTGCGCTTTTCCATCTCAAGCCTCCACTATCTTATAAATCACACCAAAGTGCGTTTTATAAACGGTATTGCCGAATCCAGTATCCAGCTTCTCCGGCCCCGTAAAGTCTTCGACATACTGGGGATGGAGAAGTTGGTTTGTGATACTGGATTTACGAACCCGCTGTCCCGCAGCTTTCATTTCCTTAAACCTAGCATCACGGTTTTCTTTGGATTGGAATAATAGGTTGATCATGTGGGTTCTCCTTTATGCTGCTTGTGTGTAGTCAACATTTGCTATGCTGTTTATAACATAGCCTAAAAGTTCGATTCTACGAACTGTGAAAAGTGTTAGGGTCTTACTCCCAGCAATAGCTGCAAATAACTTAGCCTTTTCGCAAACGGGGTAAATCTTTAAGACCCCGTATACATTACGAACTTCGATTGTGATTTCCATGGGTATTCTCCTTTTCTCGATTTCTAAGCCCGATTCCGTCGAACTTATTTACCTACTATAGTCCATTCTCAACAAAAGACAAGTAAAAAGACACCGAGGTTTTGCTAGGGTTGGAGGGTCTAGCACAGATAAAGTGAACTTTTATCTGTGCTAGACGAACTATTCAAACACACTTTCTGCTGGTTTCATTTCCATTTGATTGCCCTTTTCTAACGGCGGTGGCCACTTGAACGGGCCTCCGTGGTGGTTGTCCCAATGTTTCCGGCACTCTTCCAATGTAGGAAACATATAAAAATACATCCGACGATTGAGCGTCACAGGTTCTCCGTGATCACCCAATAGCTTTATCTGTGCCATGCGTTGATAGGAACGAGGCACCCCACCTGGGCACATGCGTCCGAGGAATTTACCCAAAACAGTAGAGGATGCTTTGCGCATAATACCTGTTCGCTGCATGAACCCAATGTAGTCGTCTTGAAGAGCGGTCTTCATTATTTCACATTCCCAACAATCATGATCCTTCAAAATTCTTCCCTCTTCAATTTTCTCGAACCACCATTGTTCCTCGCTGCTCTGCGAGAGCACCTTTTGATCTTGCAGAGCTAAAGTCTGTGGAACTTCACGGACTTCAAAATTGCTTATATCCCATGTAAGCAACATATGAAGTAGCGCTTCCCTCCCCCCTTTATTCATCTGTTCTTGCAGAGCGTTAAAATACTTCTTATTCTGCATCCTTTCCTTCCCCACATCCAACACAAAGAACCTACGTTCATTGCTGCCAGCGGGCACCACCCAGGAGGAGTTGGAGGCCAAAATAATATGCGTATAATTTGGGCAGGATACAACATCAACGCCTTTGGCTTCAATCGCAATTGTGGATTCAGTAACGAGCGACTTCAACACACTCTCATGCTTCTTGTCACCTGCCCAGAAAGCTTCATCACCAAACAACAATACACAATCGCGGAGATGTGAATTAAAGCTGCCCACGAGATGCTTAGGATCGCTGACCTGTAAGAAGTGCCGACCAAATAGCGCTCCGAAGTGTTTGCAGAATGCACCCTTTCCTGTTCCCATCTCTCCACGCAGAATAACCGCCACCTCCCCTGGGCAATCGGGCTGTTGTACACAGCGTGCCATCCAACTAAATATGTAGCGGAAGTGTTCCTCATTTCCGCTACATATATTCTCCTTCACATGTTCTATGAATAAGCTGCAGTCCCCAGGAATAGCCTCACAACTAAACCCCTGCCATAAGTTATAAGCTTCCGGTACATCGCGCCCAGGGGCAAACACAATAGTGTCGTACTGTCTTCTCATAGGATGTTCCACCCACCACTTTCCTGCTGGTTTTTGTACAGGGTTATTATTTTTATCAACCGCTATTTGAACCTTGATGTTCAAATAGCGGTTGATAAAATCCGTAAATGTCTGTGTTGATATTCGAGTCCGATGAAGCGCGTACTCGAACACTTCACTTATAATGCGGCATTTTCCCCCCACATCACTAATCACAGCATGTTTGCTGTTCAACTTCCGCAATAACGGATCAATCGCAAATTCCTTTGCATCCTGAATCTGTTTCGCCGCGTAACGCTCTGGACGTGGTTTGTCTAAAACGGAGGCACTTATAGCATTGTCGCGGTTCATGATGACTCCCGCGACGGTTTGATCATCCGCTCCGGCCCGTATAAGGGCGCACACTACAGCGAACAAAGCTTCGCTGCGGCTGTTGTATTTATTACCCACATCACCCTGGGTGATGAGTGTTTTAACATTTTCTGTAAGACGGATGTTTTGAGCTTCAAGCATGTCAATATAACAGGGAGTTATACTCCCTGTTATATTGACTTTTTCTCCTCCATCCGCCAACGTTTCCCTTTCTAACTTTTTTGACTGTATTTTCGTCTGGGCTTTTGTGAAATCAGACAGAGCATATTTGTAGTCATTCCATTCGATGATGGAGGCCAGACAGGGAACTCGACCCTTTTTCTTTTTCACTTCATTGGGGAGATTAATAGTCCCCGGCATCCTGAATATTCTGTCGCTATTGCTTGTGCGATCTCCGCCCAATAACAACTCCAGTTGCACTGAATAAGCTTCATACTCCAGCGCCATTGCCTCGGTGCCATCGAGCTTTATAGCTTCTTTCAATAACCAGAAAGCCTGACAACCACTCCCTGAATCCACGATAACGGAGGGGTGTGGTTTAAATTCTTGAAAAGCTTTTAAGATACGGGCTTTTTCCTGCGTCAGATCTTCACCCACACGAGGATCAGCGTCAACTTGGAAGGCGATGATTTCGGAAATGTCAGTTTTACTTGGTTTACGATCAACAGGGTCTCGCACCCTGTTGATCGTAAAGTAAAGATTCAATTTCCCATTTCGTTCGTCAATCCAGGATTTCATCATTTCTTGCCCATCAGCAAAAAATGCCCTAGTTTCAATCTTTCCGGTTGAGGGAGATATGGCGGTTAGAATCCATGGGCCTGAGGGTGACCATTTATTGAGAAATTCTAACGCAACATCCGTGCGTGTTTCAATCATGATTCCCAATAATTACATAATGCTGTGCAGTCAATTTTTCCCGTTTCCATTTGCCGCATCCAATCTCGACAAATTCCCATCTCTAGCGCCACCTGGGCTTGTGTCATTTTGCAGCGTCTTCGATAGAGAAAACATTGCTCATGGGCAAATAGATATTTCCATTCGAATTCATCAAATGTTCTATGAATAATATGTTTTGGTAATTGGAGCTGCCCATACTCCATTAATTTATAATCGAAGGAAGGAACTTTAAACTGCTTCGCTGCCTTTTCCTGCGTTATTTTATTGCGCCTCCGCCATAACAGAAGCTTTTCAGGCAACGTTACGAAGATGTCAAGATCTGCCTTAGTTCTGCGTGGTTTAGTTTTTTGTACCATGTTTTTATTGCTACCTTTCGTAGTTCCTCGAGTGTTACTTTGTTCAAGTGTTCAGCAGCACAAGCCCCGCTCAACACCATCCACCATACTCCAACCTTTAGTAATAAGAATATCTTTCCTTTAGCATGATGCCTCCGTATCGCCCAGGTTCGCTGTTCTGTAGTGTAGTGGTCTATCATGAGAATAGTCTCTGGGTTTTTAGGAGCTTTTCGCACCCATTTCAACTCTACCCAGCCCTCCACATAATTGACATCCGGCACACCTTTCTCGAGTTTGTTCTCAATCCTGACGGGATCCAGGCCACGCAACGCTTGCCTGACCGTTCCCCACATTGAGGATTCGCTCATAGTTGGGCATACCTGGCTTCATAGCGTTTGATCAATACTCCATTTTCGAAATATGTTTTTATAAGCTTTGGTCTCCAATTGTGTTCACTTACCTGTTCTAATTTAAATTTAACGTCGTGCTTGTTTGCCTTTGCATAAAACTTTGGATTAATCCCATGGCGCGTTAAAAACTTTCGCACACAGGAGTCTCCCCCTTTTCTCTTATACCCAAATATTAAAGCGACTTGTACAAAGGTGTGATTTTCTAAAAGGGCGAGGACTTTGGCTAGGTCTGCTTCTTTTAGAAAAGAGCTATTCATTTTACACCACCGCTTTTGCAGGCGATGTATTCGAACTTTCCTCTATCGCTCACACGTTTCTGAAATAGTGTGACAGATCCTTTCTCGTATGCCCCTTTGGCGATCTTCGCTACTTTAACACCGCCTATATGTTCTCCGATGTGGTACACATAGCGTTCTCCTGGGATAGCTTGGCTCAGCCAATTGTAGAACTGTTCACAGTCAGCCTCTGCTTTTTTAGCACTCTCCGCGTGTTCTTTTTTCTTATTCTCCCAGGCTTCTACTTTTCCAGCTTGTTGTTTTTTCCATTTGTCCAAAATGGTTTCATTCTCTATAAGCATGTCTTCTCAATAGCTCCTTCTCTTTTTTGGCGCGTCTGTAATTAATGTATATGCTTTTGTCTTTAAAAACTACTGCTTCGGCTGCCTTACAATCATCTTCAGATTCAAAGTATTCATACACCGTATTTCCATTTTCTTCCTCATAAGAAAAACTAAAGGCTAGATAACCACAATCCTTTGGCAAGTTTTTCTGCATATAGTAATGGTCTTGAGCCAAGATTTGTCGAAAATGAGGAGAACGAGTCTCCAGTTTGCTGTAGATCTTGCGGCAACGATAGTATTCTACTGTTGTTCTGGGCATTTTTCCAAAAGTTTCGTAAGTAAATGATCAATTTCATATATACGTTTTTGAAGTTCACTTGCTCTTATATCATACTGCATTGCTTCCGGCATAGGTCTACTAAGCGCATCAGTTTGGGCCACGCGACAAGCTTGCACATAGTCTGCGTAGATAGCTGTGAGTAGAGTGATGATCTCATCATTCATCTTACTACATTCCTTGTGCAAAGCATTTTACAAAGTGGACAATCAATTTGCAGGTAATCCCCATCACGCGGATCATAGATAAGTTCAGCTTCTCGATCCTCAAAGGTAAATTCAGTTCTACAGTTGCGACATGCACATCCGTAAACAGATTGAGCGGGTATCTTTCCCTCTTTGATGATTTTAACCATTTACATTAATCCACACATAGGTGAGAATAAACCTTCCATCCGCACCCCTTTTATAAATTGGATTCCACATTTTCATCCTCACCCTTCCGCGCCAATGCAGAACACATATCAGCTAAGGACAACATAATAACTTCTAGTTTTTTACTATCCGATATATGCTCTCCTATGAGACAAGCATAAAGATTGTTTCTTGTTGCCATTAGCAATTTGCAATTAATTTCCATTGTTGCGCTTTTCCAAAATAAGCTGCTTTGTACTTTCGCCACCTATCAATAAAAGAATTTCATCTTCTTCCTGTGCAGTAATCTTTACACAATTTCCTAAATACTCGTCTGTGGGTTCCGCGTCTTCAAGTTCATAAACAGGCACACCATTTTCATATCTGTCATACATCATTTCGAGCGCTTTGCGCAACTCGTGTGTTTCCCACTCTTCCTTAGTAGGTTGGTGCTCGTCAGCAGGATTAAATTCAGGGCCACTCATAATTTCATCCAATATAAGTAAGTTATAAGTATTCCACAATCTACTTTGCTTCGCCCCAGGATTTGCCGATGGCAATATCTACTTTACTGGGTACACAGAGACTGTAGCAATCGACCATCACTTTACCGAGTCTTTCAGCTTCAGCCATGTCCGCAACATTCGCGATCAATTCGTCGTGAACCTGGAGCAGCATATCAAATCCGGCTTTGTCTGCCGCGATCATGGAACTTTTTGTTTGATCTGCTGAATCGCCCTGTATAAGACGATTGAGACTTTTATACGCCCAGTCTACATTACCCATGGCATCCCGAGGGAAACGGCACTTGCGTCCCGCCCCTGTGCGAACATAGCCGTTCTTTGTGGCTGCCCTTTCGCAAACCTTACTGAGTGCACGAACAAATGGAGCACCAGCGTCGAATTTATCTAGCAGTCTTTGGCCTTCTTCTCCAGCGGATTCAAAGATTCTTCCACCCTGAGTTACACAGACTTTACCTTCTTCACTTTCTGCGGGTACTAAGCGTCCAGTAGTGCGATCACGCACCGCCATCATTGTGGGCAAGCCTAGGGTTTTACAGAGTTTTGCGCCGCCCATTCCATAGCAAAGTCCCAGAAATATGTCTTTGGCTTGCTTACGCTCCACTGGAGTTGCTGGGCGACCTTGGATAATATCCGCAAAAATTTGGTGTGGGTCGATAGAAAGTTCTTGCCGATAGCGTTCTGCCATTTCCTTGGCTTTTTCTGAAGCATCCACCCAGCGATAGTTTCCGTCAACTAAAACCTTAACACTTCCTAACTTTGTGATTGCCGCATAATGGATAGTGTGGCGAGGTTCCTGGGAACTAAAGTCTGCTGAGCATAAATATTGTCCTTCTTCAGCAACATAAATACTTTTCCACAGTGGTCCAATTTCGGGATCGTTCGATGGCTGCTGTTGCATGTTGGGGTTTTGTGAACTGCACCGCCCATAGCGGGCACCCTCACCTTCGCCGTCTTCATCGCCGTCATCTGATTTGCGTAACTGGTTGATAACACAATGTATTTTGCCGTTTGTGAGATGATCTCGGATTGATTGTGCAAACGTGGTGCGCACTTTATTTACTCGCCGAGCGCGGTTGATAGCGGCTGCAACGGGGTGGTTGATACTTTTTAGAAAAGCTTTGTCAATTGAAGGCTTCTTGGTCTTTGGTGTTAATGGAATCTTAATTCCTATTGACACCAAAGCTTGAACTAGGGCAGTAGCCTGCCAAACACTGTTAAACGGGATAGCTACTCCGGTCAGATGCTTTATCTCCTCCAGTGCCTTCCGCTCTTCGGCTGCTGACCATTTTTCGACTTCGCTGAGACGGTCTAAGTCAACGCGGATTCCCCGGCGACGCATTTTTACCAACACCGGAAGTAATTCACTTTCGGTGTTGAAAATTTTCCAAAGATCTTGTGCTTCTATTTCCTTTTCCTGCCGCCTGAGAGCTAGCAGGGGAAGGTTTGCGTCATCTTCCGCATAAGCCCCAACAAACTGCCCAGGGATTAGGTGCAGCCCTTTCTTTGGGTCAACCTTATAAGCGTTTGCGGCTTCACGGAGTAAGCCTTCGTTTTTTCCTACTCCTAAGTATTTTTGGCAAATACTCTCTAAGCTGAAGGACATTTGGAGTTCGTCAATTAAGGCTTCCGCAACTTGAACATCACGGAAGGCTTTTAGCTGAGGAAAGAATATATTTTCTTCAGCTAAAAAATCCAAGTCATACGACAAATTCGCCCCAACTATCTCTCCTGTGAACCCTGCGCATTGTTCACGTAAATAACCCATTGCAGCGCCGACATCCTCTACATTTCCTCCACCATAGTGCCTGAGCGGAATGTAATACTTTGGCCCGTCTTCTATTGCGAAGCTATAGCCCACAATATATGCGCCGCGCCTTACTCCTGGGCCAAGTGTCTTGAGGGTGGGGTCACAAGTCTCCGTGTCTATCGCGACACGTTTCGCAGCAGACCAACTAGGCAACTCAGAAATCTTTGGCGGCGTCCAGGTGCTGTTGGGAGTGAGGAGAGGGAGTTGCATCGTTCTAGTTCTCTATAAAATTCTCGATAGCGAGGATAATAGTTCCCATCTTGTGATTTGTAAAAACAATGCTCCCAAAAATCTTCTTTAAAGTTCTTTATTTGGGTCATAGCCAAAGGGATGTGGGTGGTTTATTTTATCATCTGGAGAAGGGATGCCAGCAAATACTTTTTCATAAGCAGCTTTGTATTTTTCTTGAAGCTTTTTATCTTCGATGCTGTACTCAACACCAAATAATGTCGCAGACGGAGGTGTTCTTCCCTTTAATCCATGCACAACCTCTTTTGTGATTTCTGCTAAAGACTTATTTCTTTTACGTGATTCCAATTCAATATACTTCTCCAAAAAATGCTTTGCCTTCTCCAGATCCTCCACACCGTTCTTGTCCTTCCAACGGCAGACATATTTTGTAATTTGACCTTGGAAGTAATCTAGATTCTGAGCATCCACAAAATCCCAATGTTGAAATCCTTTTCCGTAGTGCTTTCCGCCGACCTGTCGTTCATTTGCACTCATTTTTTCCTCCTAAGAATTCATCTGCATCTGGCAACCGTTCCCAATTAAAAGTCTCAAAAAATTCTACTATAGGTTGTGGTAACTTACCTTCATCTCTTCGTTTTGTGAGTTCAGTAAGCATTTTGCGTAGCACGTTTAAGATTATCCGATTTCCCATCTGCCCCTGCTCCACCACCCAGAGGAATAGTTCCATATAGTCACAGGCTTTCAACCATTGATATTCTTCCTCCGTTAAGTCATCTTGTAGGATATCTAATTGTGTTTCTGCCTTTGCTGCTAATATGTCTACACTTTCCCTTAATTGGGTGGACAACCCCAAGGCTGGGCTGGGTAAATCCCCCGTCCACCTCTCGTGGACATCATGCCAGAGTGCTGCTTCAATCAACGCTTTACTTGGGTTAGGGTGTAGAACTAATAGAAGGCTGGCCACACCATACCCATGCATGGCGTTATTGTATTCGCCCACATACATTAAGGTGTGGCAGCGTTTAACATACCCACCTTCACGGAGTCCGAGGATCTTTTGCACGATACTCATAGATTTTCCTCATCTTCTTTGATCAATTTTTCGAGGTGGTCTATCTGGCTTTCAATTTTGCGATCCCATTCCAAGTACCATAAATAGATCTCAGCTGAATGATTTCGAATTATTGTGTAAAGCACAATGAGGCAACTAAATATCACGGGAATGTCAATTGAGGGTTCCATTATCTTGCTCCATCTTCGTATGTGTAGTTCCAAAATATACCGATGATATCTATTCCTTCATCTTTTATGTACTCAGCACATTCTACAGGAGTTTTTAAATTTTGTAATTCTAAAACCTCTATTTTTATTCCATAAACAGCAAATATTCTCCAAAGTCTAGATATTTTTTGAAACTTCTTCCCAGCATACTTTTTATTTTTGTACTGCTTATTATAATAGCGCCACACACTTTCTACTATATCTTGGAAGTAGAATTTCTGGCCATGAATTTCGCATATCCCGTTTAAAACACCATCCCATACACCATATCGTTCTATTATTTTTACATTATCAAAATAAGGCTTATCCTCCAGAAACACATCAGGATCTAAAAGTTGAGTTTCTTTTTGGCATGCATCAATACATTCTTCAGGAATATAAGGTTCTAGTTCAGTGTTCACTTTAATCTCCTCGTCAACCATTCCTTACTCGCAATTGCCCAGTCGAACCTAAGATCCATCTGGTTGTCTATTATTTTTATTGCTTCAGCCGTCTCACCTTTTTTGTGTGCCTTATGCGCGGCATACATAGGGGTTGCTACTTTCTTAAAGAATTTCGAACGGATGCCCACTTTGTAAGGATCACTAAACCACATGTGTAAGTCTTCCGTCCATTCCTTAATGGGAGTGTCCACAATCCGTGTGGATTCTATACTTTCAGTCATGTAAGGGTTATACTGAACGCGGTATGGGTCAGCACATCTATCGGCGAGGGGGGTTAAAGGAGTGAAGACGTTGAGGTATGCGTGATAGTCATTACTCATTTGCCAATACTTACCCATAGAAACGCCGATGCCCATCGCGATATATTCTTGCAGAATGGAAAAGCAGACTGCGTTTGTATTATACGCTCCGAATAAAATGTCATTAGACCTATTACAAACAGTCATTTCTAATTCATTTTCTCTGTTGATAGAGAAATATACATGGGTGTTACAAGGAAAATCAACGCCTTTTTTACCTAGATCTCTGGTGGCGTCCCACATTTGAAGAACACAGCGGCGATTGTCTTTATTTGCGCTTAGTTCATCAATAATGATTTGAATCTGGTCAATTTTAAACCAGCTGCGCCAGCGCCTTCCATAACTTCCGTGAAATGTTTTTCCGTCGTCACTAAATTCTTTCATCTTTTTTGCGTATTGTGAGAGAAAGAAAACATCATCTCTCCCGGCAAGCAGGTAGATGGCTTCAAACAAATTAAGGAAAGGGTTGAAGTCTCTTTCCTCTCCAAAAATAACCCGTTCCCATGGATTTCCATATTCTGTCACAACTGGCCCATCCATCTTTATTACACGCCCATAGCGGCTATCACGCTCGTAGCCGTTGCGGCAAAGCAAGCTTATACCTTCGGGCAATGCTGCATGAACATTGCGGACTTTAAGTATGTGCATTTTAAAACTTCCTCTTCATGTGGCCACCTTCTTGAGCTCTGCAATGCTTATCATGCTCACAATTTTGATTTTGCACCGTTTGAGCATCCCATTTTGGCCACTCGTTTGGCCAATAGTTATTGTCTTTACTATACTCTATGAGCTCGACGAAATGCTTTATAATTTGTTTTTCGTCTTTTTCGCTTCCATATTTAAATTTATTGACATCATTGTAGAATACACGGCCAATTCCACGTGTACTGCCGGGGCCAGGTTGCGCCCAAGTGTAGATGTCGGGGGCGTTTTCTAGGAGGCAGGTATACTGGGCATCGGCACAAATTTGATAACTTGTGAACCTACCAAGGAACGGCGAAGTTGTCAGCATTCCACAAGTTTCCTGCATTGAAGCTTTTCCCGATAGGATTTTATCCCAGTCGCCTTTTTGGAGTTTTTTATTGAATTCCTCTAAGCACCAAATGACACCATCAAGCTTTTTTAGCCCATCAGGAGTTTTGATAATGTATGCTCCTGTGACAAATGGTCCTTCCGGGTATTTTAAAAGAATTTGATCTCGTAGGTCGTTTAATGTTGATTCATTTTCTAAAGCTTCTTTTAAAACTCCACCAATTTCAATCTTATTGAACCAGCGGAAAGTGGTTATAGCCCCCAACGCCATCTCTGGGTCATCGCGGTATTTGTTTCGAATATTTTCACGAAACCATACTGTGGTCTTATCGTCTTCCCGAAAAACATTGCAGAATCTGTTTTTCTGGAAGATAGGATCCTGGCTCCATGGCTTAGGAAGCCCAGCATCACGATTGAGTTTTATCTGGTAGCGTTCACGTGCAATGGCAAAGAACTTTGCTATACCTGCTTCAGACACTTTGTCTACCAAACTTTTCTAACCCTTCTTCATACGCTTTTTTCCAATAGCATATGACTTCGATGCGTTGCGCCATTTCATCTTTGCCTTTGTATTTTCGTTGCACAGCTTTCACAATTCCTGGGTGGAGTTGTTCAAGCATCAAGGCCTGTTCATTATTGTATTCGAGTGTGCGATAGGTACTTATCCCTCCCGGAGCATTGTATTTCTGACTAAAGAGTATCTCCGAACAAATGGTGTTTGGAAATCCTTTCTTTAGCAGTTGGAGAGTATAGTCAAAATCCTCACGAAATTCAATGCGCCCTAGCTCACAATGTCTGCGCATTATCTCTGGGCGATAACCCAAGATGCATTGCATGCGGGAATTCTCGAACCAGCCTGCGGGGAGTTTGTCGTTATGGCGCCGAACACTTAGCCCAGCGTGAGCGTAACTGTCTAGTTTAGTAGACAGTTCCTCTAACCAGTATTCTAAATCTTCTGGAGAGGCAGCACGTGTCTTGCTATCCGGGTTATCAGCATCTCTCACTTCAAATGAAAGATCATCATCCATCATGACAATTTTGTCTTCGAGAATATTCTCCAAGATCCAGGCGCGTTTCTTCGCGATTCCTTTCACGGAATCCGGCCTGACCCAGAAGTCAATTCCTTTATACTCCGGTAATGCTGCAAATTCCTTTGCATCCTGATCATCAACGACAAAGACAGTGTCTTGTCGCCAACGGGGCGTAAGCATCCCAAACGTTGTTTGGGAGCTCACACGACGAAACGTAGGGATTAGTATTTTCATACCGACCGCGACCGCGACCGCGACCGCGACCCCGACCGCGACCGCGACCGCGACCCCGACCCCGACCCCGACCCCGACCCCGACCCCGACCCCGACCCCGACCCCGACCCCGACCCCGACCCCGACCCCGACCCCGACCAATATTTAGGAAACCATAGCTTTTTTACTGATAGCTTCATATTATTTACCCTTGCCGAAGCTTTCAATCATGCCTGTGGCGATATAATGGTGTTTATGAGGTAACTTCTGGGCATCTTTATAGGATTTTTCAGTCCATGCACCAGTTTCATAAACAATATAGGGATCTTCAAGTTTAACACATGAAGAATTAACACCGACAAGTTTGCCTGAATAGATATAACAAGCACAAATAATGATGACATTTTCTCCTAGTAATCCTTCTAAACCTTCTTCATCTTTTGTTTCGGTGATGATCTTCATAGCGGTCTCCTTGAGTAAATAGTTAATTGATTTTTACGCAGCAATCTGCTGACTAATGACAAGCTTTACAAGCCCAAGCTTAATTGCCCAGCGCAGTTCTGTGGCTGGCCAACCCTTTTCCGTGTCCAGTTCAGGGTGCTTGTCCTCCTGGGCTTTTAGCTCAGCGATTGATTTGCCATGCATTTTCATTAACACAGCAAATTTTTTGTAAGCACGTGAGCCTTCTTTTTTAGGATTTTCCTTTACGAGAACTTCAATGGTGCGAGATTCATATGAAGCCCGTTTCCCCGTGGGATTTGTTTTCTTAGGAATTTTTACCTCAACACCCGCCAAAGCCACAGCAACTTGACGCTCGGCAGTTATGCGGTCTCTGAACTTTTTTATGCTTTTCCCTGTAATGTTATTATACGTTTCAACCAACGCTTTTGTAGACGCAGTTTTTATTTCCGAAATTTGGATATTCATGGTAGTCTCCCTTTTTAAGTTTTTTAAAAGCAAAACCATTATATCCAAACTGCAATAAAAGACAACTGGTTTTTTGTTAAGGGAAGTTTACTTTTCTGACCGCACAATAAAGTTAAGCACACGATCGCTCCATCCATCAATATGTGTCCATTGACGGTAGCCAACGCCGTTCTTGTTGCTGGCTACATTGATCATGTAACCTTTGCGCTGTTCAACAGGATCGTGAGATTGTTCATCCGTGATAACTATAAGACGATCAGTTCTATTCATTAGGCTCACAGCCCTGCCTAAGTTAGTTCCACCATGCGGCTGAGAAGTCATAATTGCATCACGTAACGCAAACCCATGACGAACAGGAACTTCTTTCACATCATTAGAAAAAGTGAATATCCGCAACTCTTCAAACAATTCTGCTCCGATCATGGCCAAGGAACAAGCCACATCGATGCGCTTGAGTTCACTGCGGCCGGAAAGCTTATCATCCATGCTGCCGGAGATGTCAATTAAAAGCGTGGTGGCCCCAGTTATCTTTTCTTTTTCCGCAAAACATTCCAGGAATTTTCTTTCGATAACGGGTTCAAACTGCGGATTGTGAACAGCAGCCGAAATAAAGTTTATGGGCAAAAGCCTTCCTGCTTTGATTTCATTAATGCCGTCCCAGATTAATTTGTTGTCTACTCCGGCTTCCCGCATATTGCGGATGTTGCGCAACATCGCGAGACCACCGAGTTTCTTTTCACGCAATAAACGTGACCAGGATTCGAGTTTGTTTTTAGAAGCTGAGATCTCAACTTCCCAGGTGTCCGGAGTGTTTAACTCACCTTTAATAAGGCGTCCCCACAAAGCAGCCTGCTCTGGGCTTGTGGCTTTTGGATGCGTCAAGCACATTGCATCTTTAAGGGTGACAGCTTTATTTCCGCCGTTCCATTTTGCGAGTTGGTACTCGCTGAACTTAGCCCAGGTGAGCGCAAGGTGTTTCCGGATTTGGTTGGGGAGTTTTGCTGGTTGTCTATGTACTTTCTTCTCTAAGAAATACATAGACAACAACTCCGTGATGTCATCAGGGCGAACAATGACTTCAGGAATAACTTTTGCGAGTTGTTTCTTACCCTCTTTAGTGCGGGCAAGTTCACGCGCCAATAAAAGAGGAACATGACGAAGACGCATATCACGTTTGGCTTCAATAGCAATCCGAGCAACTTCAGCTTTGTCGCATTGTTCAACCAGCTTACAAATTCTTTCAGCGATGGATTCTCCATCTTCATAGAAGGTGTTTTCCCAAAGGAGGCAGCTCATGACAGAACGTTCTAGCTGTTGTACTATAGTAATAGGAACAGCCGCAGCACCTTCATGTGTGACTTCAGTGTTCTTCAGTTTGCGGTTCGTTGTAGCCATGGTGTCCTCCTTTTAAAGTTACAGTACGGAAAGAGCGAACAAGGAAATGTCTTCAACCACTCGACCACAACTCCTTGCGGAATTGGCAGGATTCGAACCTGCGATTAGTTAGCACTAAGTAACCCTATTCTGCGCCAGTACTTGAGGAACGGAAAGATCGAAGAGAGTAACAACGTGTCCTACCATTAGACGACTGTTCCTAAGAACAGGTGTGGATTCGAACCACACTTCTCGATCTGCAAATGATAAGTAACTCTTTTCTGCGCCAGTTCCTCGTATTCTTTGATTGTTGGAAAGATCGAATAAGGTACGAGCATCATTAACAGTGATAAGTATCCCTATTCTGCGCCAAACAACCATCACAATTTATAAATGTTCCTCTACAAAAGACTATCTATTTTATTTCCGTTCAATAAATTTTATCAACTTGTCAATACCAACCGCTGCTTGCTCAAGGGAACTCCGGACTTCCTTTAAAGTAACAACGGACAATTTACGTTTCACCAGCATCCGCACGATCGTGCTAGAGGCGCGGCAAATAGTCTTAAATGTTTGGTCGAGGAGTTGCTCAGCTTCGTTCATATTGATTTGTGGATCTTAAGTGCATGGTAAGCATAGTCATAAACCTCATGACGCTTTGTCCCCCAATTATCACCCACTTCACCACTAAACGCGGTCAATAACATATCAACAATGTTCCAGACTTTTTCTTCCCGCTTCTTTGATAGATGTTTCACAATGTCATCAGCGGGTTGAATATGAGCGTGCCAAGCCTTCTCAATGTAGACAGACTCAGGGCCGATGGTCTCAAAGCCGTTTGCATGATATTCAATTCTCGCAAGCCTCCTTGCCACATCTTCCACCGCATCTTTGTCAACTGCCTCTGGAAACATTGGCTTCATATATCTTAAAATATCAAACTTTGGCTCACGCATGTAGGACATGGTGGCTTTAGCTATATCTTCAGCGCAGATAATATAATCTTTCTCGTCAAATGATTCCTCCGAAATCCATTGTTTTAGTGTGCCATAAGCAGCCTGCTTAATTATCTGATTCAATGTATAATTGTTCATGGCTTTTCCTTTTTGATTGCTTCAATTGCTGCCTTAGCTACCTCTCTAAGGGTGTGTTCCTTTGCTGACAAATTGGAAAAGTTATCATATGGAAGCGCAATATTACTAAGTAGTGGTCTGATTGCTGCTATGACACACTCTTCATAAAATTGTTCAGGCTTTATCAGAAATTTCTCTGGGTCTAGTCCTATGTGCTCTTGGCTAATTGCTGACCACGCCTTATCAAACTGTTCATCTGAGAGGTTCATAATACATTTCTTTCCATTTGGAAAATGGTATTCGCGAATAATTTTTAAGACATCGCATCTTAAAACATAGCTGTCATCATAAGGTGATTTTAGTGCTTCAATTTTCTGAATCAATGTCTCAGTCATTCTACCCTCTTATTCCAAGCATTGATTGCAGACTGCCTACCCCGTCCTGTTATTTTAATTATTGTGCGCGGCAGCCCTTCACCCATACACCAGTGTGTAACATCAACGCTGATAGGCTCTCTTTCGCCACCACTCATTGTGGGACTTAGATGATTCTCATGGATTTTCGTCTGCCCACCAGTACCACAAAACGGACAGCTTGCCAATGTATTAAAAGTGTTTGTCATAAAACTCCTTTAAAACTGGTTCTAGGTCTGACTGCTTAAACTCACCACCCTCACCATCGTTGGCGATTTCAATATTGATATTGGAGGAGTCAGATGTCCCATTGGAAAGTAGAAACTTACCAACCTGAACATAGTGGGTTATTCCTGGTTCCCTAATTGTGTCTGAATAGCCCAGGAGGCCGCCTAGTATATGTTTTACAACGCTGTCAACGTTAATCCTTTCAGGATTGATGTTCTGAAAAGTAGCCAAGCATTCCCGTAAGAACTCTTCATCATCCTTTCGGCACTCAGTCATAAATTCCCTCCGTTACGTTTTTCGCTAAGTCCTTGTAGCCTGCAGCTAGCAAGTCTAAGTAAAGCTGTGTTTTTGGTGTAGCTAACCTACTCCCAAAATCGTCATAATGCAGGTTCAATGCATCTTCAATTAACTGATCACGTAAATCAGTTATGGGCTTTTCACGTAAATGTTCGACAAGAAGTGTGCTGGTTTTGTCATGCATCTTCATCATACTCCATGGTTACTACCAATTGCACAACACGTCCCTTTTCGCTCATAGGGCAGGATGCATCAATTATTGTTTGTAATGGGATTGCCATATCTTCCCGCTCAATAGGGACAAGCCATTCCTTGCTATAGGTTTTATTTTTCATTTCGCTTCCTCCGCTTTTGCTAGGGCAGCACGTGCTTTTACTTGCCAGTGATTATTTTCCCCGCCCAGGTTATTGATACTCTGATACTCCATGATATCGCCCAATAACCCCTGTAAAGCTTCATATAGATCGTTAATTAGCCACAAATTAGCTTCTGCTCCTTCATTGAACCATGATTCATAACAAGCAATTTTTTCCTTGCTGATGTCAGGAAATTTTTGTCTAATTTCTTCTTTCAATTCTTTAAATCGTTCACTTGGTTTCATATTTTTCCTTCTGCCCGCGCAAGAGCATTACGCGCCAGCCTGAGAATTTCATTAGTTTTTAGATCGGCGCATTTACTGGGTTTCAGATGCCCAATGTCATCTAATGATTTTAGGGCATTGTGCAATAAGATATAAGCGGCATCCACATCTTTATCAGGAAGCCTGTTGTTCCAAGCAATTTTTGCCTTTTCTAAACAGTCCTCAAGCGAAACATCTTTCAAAGAAACAAATACCTCTGGGTTACATAGGCATTCTCTATTAACACAATTAACATATGCACCACCGATGCCATAATTAACACCTGAATTAGGAACGGTGCCGCAAAAAGGGCAGAGTTTAATGTCACTCATACTTAGCCTTTTCTTTTGCATCATCCGCCACCATACGCCAGAAATCTTCATAAGAATACACAGTAGCAGGCACAACCCATTTGTGGCACCATGCCATGTATTCCTCATATTGCTTCTGTGTAAGTGGATCTTCTAAAGTTGTCATATTTCCCCTTCCTTTATAAATTCAATTATTACTAAGGCGTTTTTTAATCCGTCATCGAAGCCACGATAGTAGTCCTCTGATGGATCAGGCCGTTGCATTTCCTCCATTGCCCCAATAGCCGTTTCCCATTGCAAGGTTTTATTGCAAATGTCCTCTTTGATTTTTTCTATGCAATAATCAAGGATACGGTCAACCCATGCGTCCGTTTCTTTCCATATGCCTGCCCTGTCTGAGTTCATATCCTCACCACCGTTATTTTTTCTGCTGCACGAGTAATGCCCGTATACAACCAGCGTTGGCGGTCACGGGCGGAGAAGTTTGGGAATCTGTCTTTTTGGTCGAACAACAATATATTATTCCACTGACTCCCCTGAGATTTGTGAACCGTGATTGCATATGCATATTCAAATTCCTGTACACCTTCTTCATGTTCCCAACGTTCAAGCTTTTCCCCAGAGAAAGGCTTATCCGCTGCGACTACAGAAATCTCAGTTTTATTTTCATCCCGTAGGTACAGGATAACCTGGCCTGTACCTATGGGGACAGCATCCCCTACGCATTCCCAGATTTGGCCGTTGAGTAAGCCTAGATTGTGATTATTCTTAACACACATCACCTTATCTCCAGCTTTGGGGATCACTGTTGTGTGACCAACGATAGAACGGTATTTGTCATCGCACCATTTTTTGGTTTTCCGCAATCCTGTGAGAATAATGTCGTAATCTTTCATTTTATCGAGATCTTGTTTCCCCACTAGCACTTGCGAAGAACCATAATTGCCCAATGGAAGCGGCTTGCCCTCCCGCACTAGCTTTGACATGGCAATAATAGGATTGTCTAAGGCTTGGCGGTGAATTTCTTCAAGTAGAATATCGGGGGCAGAATTTGTGAAGTATCCTTCCCCGAAAATAGGGGGCAACTGCTCGGGGTCACCTAAGACCAATATGGGGACGCCGAAGGATTCAAGATCGGCACCAACTGTCATCGACACCATGCTTACTTCGTCCAGGATTAAAAGACTGGCGTCCCTCAGCTCACTTTCCATATTGAGCGCGAAGCTCATGCGACCTGTGTTCTCACGTTCAGCTGTGACTTCTTTTTCAACTTCAGCGATAATATTGAACTGTGGTTCCGGCTCAGCCTTCAGTTTTTCTAATTCATCTTCCAACTTATTGAGGCGTTCTCTGGATTGCATCTTTGGGGTGTATATAAGACGATGTATAGTTGAGGCTCCAACGCAACCCTTCTGCGCCATTACATGAGCAGCTTTGCCCGTAAAGCAGGCATACTTCACGGTGCCATTGATGTCTTCAGCAAAGTGTCTAGCAAGCGTAGTTTTCCCAGTCCCAGCCCAACCAAATAACTTGAAGGTCTGTTTCTTTTTACTCTCATGCCTGTACCAATGGCTGACGGCCTTCAGAGCAGCATCTTGTGTGGGGGAGAATTTCATAATGATAAAGTGGCCCTCTCCGGTTGCGCCTTAACTCTTGGACAAAACGTACAAGAGCGCGGAGAGGGCCGTTCCTTTCACTTACGCAAACGGGACATCATTGTCTTCAGGAATTGCGTCCGTCGAAGCAACAGTGTCATAAGCCACCTTGATATTACTTTCGCGAATGATCTTGAAGAATTCATTGGCCTGCTGGAACAGAGGATCTTTTGTGGCGAGACGACTCCCTACAGCGTCCTTATTTTTCCAATCAATCTGTAAATTGTAGAAAGAACCTTTGGCATTTTTCTGGAGCACAGTAGAAATGTGATACTGATGGGCATACAATGGATAGGGAGGACGCTCACCATTAGGCAGATTAATCCGAACACCAAATGCTTTTGTCATCCAGCCCTTGTACACCTTAATCTTTGTGCTACTGAAAGTGATGATGGATTGTTCAGCACTTCCATCTTCCTGAACCAACAACCCATAGACATAGAATGTTTCGATCAGGTCGTTGCTCTTGGTCTCACCTTTTACTGATTTGTACTTCCCAAACTCCTGGTTTGCTTTTACATTCTTCACCAGTTCACTGTCCATCTTATGAACGGCGACGAACCCACCACCTTGCTCCCTGGGCTTCCATTCAATCATAGAATGTTGTGTGTCCACAGGAATAAAGGTAACACCTTTTTTACCATCAAACACCTGATTAGTGACCGTATTGATCAGCATACCAGCGCGGGCATCGGCGATGTTCTCAATCTGTGGAGAATTAGATTGCAATACGCCCAGGAAGGGGACAGCGTAGTCGTCCCGAGTATGGGACTCAAATCCCTGTCCTGCGTAATCCGCGTAATCCTGCACATCTACAGTGGGCAAATTGGTCTTCGTTTCTACAACTTCATTTTTATTAGGTTTAGCCATACGTTCTCCATTCATAGTTAAGACGAAAATTTAAAGTCCTTCGTCCAGCGACTTTTCCTCTTTGACATGTGCCTTGGCTGCATTCAACTTCGCAGTATGGTAAACCAAGTTCTTTTCCGCATCTTTTATACAGCGACGATGGTACGATACATTATATGCCCAGGTACGGGTATCTTTTTCCTTTTTGAAGATTCTGTTTCGTTCTTCTTCATTGTGTTTTTTCACCAATTCTTGCGCATGTGTTTCAGCTTCCTGTTCCGTACTAAATAAGTCAGATTCCAAAACACAATAGCAACTGTTGTCGCCTTTTTTCAATTTGTATTCAACTTCACCTTTGTAGTTTATTTCTACGCCAGAAATAGTTCCTTTTTTGGTTTCCGCTTGGTACTCATAGAATGAAACGCGACCACAAGGAGGATTGTACCCCGGCCCACAGTTTTTACATTCTATTTGATGTTCTGTGTTGTCAAACATTATAAGGCGGATGTACTTTGTACCGCCACAATCCGGGCAGGTTTCCCAGACTTGTCGTGAACCTGAAGTTGCCCACCAGACTTCGTCACCTATGTTGTATTTAGGCTTCATCGACAACTTTCATCTTCACTTTTGAGCTTCGTATCCGTTGAACACCAAATAGTTCTACTGGGACATTGACTCCTTTGCCCAGGGCTTCGCGCATAAATGCCCAGAGGGTTTGTGTGTGCACACTGCGTTCTAGGTTTGCTGGCAATCCTTCTGCACGGAGTTTCTCAACTAAGGCGTTTGCGCGATTAATCTCTTCCCGTCCAAAAGCAGTCACCACCTGACTCTTGATAATTGCACCTGCTCCATTTTTCTCCAGCCAATCATGGGCTTTTGGCTTATTCTCCTGGGAAATATGCGCACGAACATCATCCTTAATGCTGATCTTCATTCCATCTTTGGTGCTGAAGGAAGGCAGACCTAAGTGCTCCATCTTTTCGGGCAAGAGGTTCTCGGAAATATCGCGAAGTTCCTTTCCTTTAAGCTTAAGTGTTTCTTCAAGCTTGTCAATCTCAAGCTCAAGGCCATATTGCTTCTTCGCCAGTTCAATAAGTTCCTCAATGTCCGTAGCACCGGCACTATTGTGACCTATACTATAGGCCGCGTAGTCTAATTCAGTTGCACTCATTAAACAAATCTCCATGAATAGGTGGTGCCCAGCCTTCTGGCTTAATTACTTTACCAGCTTCATCCCAACGGGCTTTACCGTCCGAGTGCAGCTTAGATAAATTAGCATTACTTATTCTATCTAAAACAGTAATCGTTTTTTGTGTTGCCACATCATGTTCGAATCCCCGCTCACGGAATACTTTATAAATCCCATTTATTGCAAGAAAGGCCACATCTCCAAATCCATCAACTAATTCTTCGTCATCTCCAGATTCTATACCATCAATAGTTTCGCCAACTTCTTCAGTGAGAAGAACTCCTGTTAAGATGATTAATTCATTAAGATCTTTGAAATTAGGAATCTCAAGTTCCTGACAAAACTTTGTTATTTTTTCTATTAGCATAGATTCTTTAACCCTTTCGAAATTTTGCCATAGTCTTTGAAGTTTGTTGTTGTGGAAATCTCACCCCAAACGTATAGTGGAAGTAAGAACATTCCCCAATGAGAAATAGAGATGAATTGAGGTTCAAAATTCATGACACATCCTCCACTATAACTTTGTGTAATTCTGTTAGAGCTGAAACAAGTTGAGGTATTTCCTCAACAAAAATATTTATGGATTTTTGATGGGAAAAGCCGAAACCAGGTTTATACACGATCTCTACCAACTCCCCTGTTGAGTACAGCTTGAAACTAGGAGTAACACACTTCCGATGTTTTGTTATTTCTGTCTCAAGTGTTACATCATTCACATTCATATAAACCCCTTCTCCAGCGCCAACCATTCCGGCATCTGCATTGTTTCGTCTTCATCGTCCCATTCGCATTGAGACTTGGGGAGCCATGCTGTTGTTTCACCATCGAAGAAACGATAGGCGTTTTCTGTTTCTCCGTGAACTTCACCCTCAATCTCTATTATCTTGCTCATGCTAACCAGCTGCTAAGTTGTGTTCGAATGTCGACTCCTGGAGTATCCCCCAAAACAATGTCAGAGGTATCCATTTTACCACAAAGGTTTTCAAGTATTCGTTTGTCAATAGTATCTTTCCCCAATAGATCAATGTAGTTCACGGCATGCTTCAACCCATCTCTGTGGGCACGATCTTCACTTTGAAGGCGATGTTGTAAATTAAAACTGTTCGAATAATAGATCACCGTTTTAGCAGCGTGAAGGGTGATACCCTCCGAACCTTTCGCTGGATTGCTGATAAAGAATTGAAGATTTCCTTTTTGAAATTCCTGTTTTGCTTGTACTAATTCTTCATCCGTGGTGCGACCATCGTAGATTGCATAGCTGAGCTGTTTCTTTTTCAACAGCTCAGCTATTAGGTCTATATCCAACCTATACCTTGCCCATATAATAGCCTTGTCGGTAAAATCTTCGATCAGTTCTTCCAGCAATTCGAGACGGGGATTCCCGCCAGGAATCATATGGACGGGTTCATCCGTTCCAGTGGGCAAATACCCACAGCTGATTTGCTGTAACCGGAGTATGCGCACCATAGCTAGGTTTGCCGTGACCAAGGTCTGTTCATTTAACCAGATGTGAAATTCTTCTTTCATCTGTTTATAGAACTCCTGCTGTTTGGGGGAGAGATCAAAATAGCGAGGTTGATAGATTTTAGGCGGCAGGTCAAGAACATCTCTCTTGAGTTTTCGTGAAGAAATTGGAGCAATCAGCTTATTGAGTTCTTCAAGGTTCTTATACCCAACACAGCGCTGGTAGTCGTACGTGTTTCCGTCCGATGTCCTCCCCACCTGGGCTTCCGCGAATACCCCAAAATAGCTTTTAAAGGCAGCGAGGCTTTCGAGATTATTCCGAACCCAGATGTCGGGGTCAAGAAATTCCATCTGTTTATAAATGTCAAATGCCCCATTGGGCATCGGCGTGCCCGTAAGGGTACGTCGGTATGCCGCACGCCATGCTGTACGAACGATTCGTTGTGTGCGCTTTGCACCGGGGGATTTTATTCGTGTGGATTCATCCAAAACATAAAACACTTTACGTGTCTCAAGAAACTTCAATGCAGCAACTTTACCATCTTCTGTCATAAAGGCATCATATGACATGGTCATCCAGGCAAGCCCAGTGTGTTCGCGGCACCACTTGACATTTTCTTTATGGGAATTTGTCTTCGCCTTTTTTGTGTTGTACCTAAAAACCCTGCTTTGGCTTTTGACGTTGTCCGGGAGGTGAGTAGGAATTTCATCAATGATCCAATTAAGATCAATGCCGTTGGGTGCTACTATAAGTGCACCGTCGATCTTGCCTTTTAAATATAGATAGGCGATGTTGTCGATAGCAACTTTTGTCTTGCCTGTCCCTTGTTCCCAATGAATCGCAAACGCTTTTGTTTCAGCGTGCTGTTCAAGGAATTCTCTTTGGTGATTGCGCGGCGCAACTTTGTAAGTATAGTCTAGCATGTAGCTATATTGGTAAATAATTGTGAGGAGTAAATCTGTTTATGAAAAGAAAATTTGTAGTGAACACCCGAATTGGTGTTGTTCATGAGATGATGCTTATAGATAAAGCAGACATGGATAAGCTCACACGAAAGTTACATACTTGTGAGATAGTAGGTATTCCCGCATTTTTCTCAGAAGATGGCAGAGCATGGCCAATTTGCGACAGGGACGTAGGGTACACACTAGTTACTGAAGACTAGATGTAAAATAGTAGTTGTCTTTTGTTGGGGATGGAGTATAAAGAACATATAAGTCTAACGGAATTGGGCTTATTAAATTGAAAAGGAGAACTTCATGCATCGCGATGTAAAAGACTTTATTAGGTTTCTCAAAGGCCGTGGTTGGACACTGGAGCGAAAAACAGGTTCGGGTCATATAAAAATGACCTATGCGCGAGGAGGTCATACAATTCTACCAATGACCCCTAGTGACAACCGATGGTTGTTAAACGCACAAAGTGATGCACGAAAAGTTGAACAGCAATATGGGCCGTGGGTTCCTCCAAAGAAGGAAGCACCATCGGATCGTGGACTAAATTTTCAAAAACAAACTTGGGAGGAAACAGACATGAAATTAAAGACATTCGCAGAATTGCCGAGAGTAGTTGAACCTGAACAAATGAAAATAACCACACCTGCTCATATTAACACAAAAGCAATTCCAAATAACAATTTAATTATGAACTTGCTACAAAAACGCAAATCTGAATTGCTTGAAATTGTTTCGCCACATCTAGAAGCATTCAAAGAGTTTCAACAAATTGAGGAGATACTGACACAATATAGCTCATCTCGAACAGTGGAAGAGAAAGTTCAGGAGTTTAAGCAAATACGAAAACCAACTGTTTCAGCTAAACGATTTAAGTTGAAAGAGTTTTACCAACTAGTTCGGGATGTTGTAAAGACACACAATGGTGAAATAAACATAAAAGAGCTTTCAGCTTGGATGGAAGATGTTCATGGAGTTAAAGGAAGCGCAAATGAAACTGTTCGAGGAAAAATAGTTAGAAATCTTCACAAATATAATGAAGAAAACCCAGGAAGAGGGGACTTAGTTCTTTCTCCTATCCCTTCAGAAGGAATGAGACCTAAGTATGACTCTGTTTGTCTGCGGGAGATTCATCAATGAAGAAGAAAATAAAAACAGTAATATTTGATATTGATGGAACGCTGGCGGATTTAACTCATCGGCTTCATCATGTGAAAAATGGAAACCGTAGATGGGATCTATTCTTTGCATTGTGTGATGAGGATGCGCCTATACCAGCAATTATTGAGCTCAATGAAATCGTCGATCTCGCAGCATTTTATAAAATTGTCTTGGTTTCTGGTAGGAGTAACACAGTTCGGGAGAAGACTAAAGCTTGGTTGGCCAAGCATAAAGTTCGCTATGAAGAACTCCATATGCGTGCGGAAGGGGATTACCGTAAAGACTATATTATAAAAGAAGAAATTTTAAGGGATCTACAACAAAGAAATCACGAGATTATCTTCGTTGTAGATGACCGTCCTAGTGTGGTGAAGATGTGGCGGGAGAAGGGCATTACATGCCTTCAGTGTGCAGAGTGGAATGAAACTTTGGGCGGTACTCCTAAAGCCAAAGGGCTGCTCACCTTAATGGTTGGGCCTAGTGGTGCGGGGAAAAGCACATGGTTAGCTAAGAAATGGTTTCAACCAGTAAGCACAAGTTCTGGAATAGAAGTAAACGTGAAAATAGATCTTTCTCACATTGTTTCCTCGGATCAGATTCGTGCTGATTTGTGTGGGGATTTTAGGGATCAGACAAAGAATGATGAAGTGTTTAAAGTTTTACATGAAGTGGTGAAATGTCGCATAAACAATGGTCTTCCGACAATTGTTGATGCGACGAATATAAAACGTGCAGATCGTATGGGGGTGGTTGCTTTAGCAGAGGGCAGCCCTGTTCGATACATTGTCATCAATCGCCCAATGGAAGAGAAATACAGTTCCGCCGGATGGAGAGCTGAACTGCCTTTTGATTTAATTGCAAAACATGAACAAACGTTTCAATCCCAGATAAAGGATATCTTGGCTGGGGATCATCTACCAAATGTAATTGTGATGGATATGAGGAATACAAAATGACCCATCCCGCTCGAGCAATACCATTTGACCAACTCTACAATGGACTCATCATGGCCAGAGACCTCGGCTATATAAGGGAAAGTTTGGGGGAGGATGGGTTGGCCTTGTATTGTTATACGGAGGCATGCACGTATGAGAAAAAGTGGGATCCCATCACATTGCTTGCCAGGGGGTTGATTTTAGACATTGTAGAGAAAAAAGTTGTAGCAACTCCCTTCCCCAAGTTTTTCAACTTTGGAGAAGTGTCAGACCATTTGCCAAATGAACCTTTTGAAGTGTTCGAAAAGATGGATGGTAGCCTCATTATCATTTTCTTTCACAATGGAAAGTGGCGATGCGCGACGAAGGGGAGTTTTAAATCCGACCAAGCCCAATGGGCACAGCAGGTTCTAGCATATAGCGACATTTGTTCGTTGGAGCCGGGGACGACTTATTTGGCTGAGGCCATCTACCCAGAGAACAGAATCGTGGTGCACTATAGTATGGCCGGATTAGTTTTGCTGGGGGCTTACACAGCCTGGGGAACGGAGCTAGATTATAAGGAACTCCAATATTTCTCCGAGGCTTTAAATTGGAACATAGTGGAACGCCATTCTCATTCGTCCCTAGATGAACTGCTCAAAATAGCAAAAGCCCTCCCGCCAACGCGGGAGGGCTTCGTGATTAGATTCAATAGTGGGCTGCGCATTAAAATTAAGGGAGATGAATATTGTCGTATTCATCGATTAATTTCTCGTTTGTCTCCTTTAGCAATGTGGGAAGCAATGAAAGCAGGTGATAACTTAGAACTAGTGCGCAAAGAACTCCCAGAGGAATTCTGGGTGGACTTTGATAATATTGTGAAGATCTTACAACATCAAATAGACAATTTGATTGTCAATGTCACTAAACTCGCAGAGGGCTTAGTGACATTGACTGATAAAGACGTTGGATTACTATTGCCAAAATTGCCTCCACAATGGTCACGCTTTGTTTTTCCCTATAGAAAAAATAAAGGGGATTTACTTAGTGGTAGAAATAGGGAAGCTGTGTTTAGAGCAATCCGTCCAGATAGCAACAAACTTGAAGGCTATACGCCTTCAAGTGTAATGAATAGAATAGAGAATGAATGACATCCTAGAATGGGTGGAAAAGAATTGTAAAGAACATGATGAGGCCATAGAATGATTACTATCATCCTAAAAATTAGTGCTACTTTGTTGGTCGCAGGATTACCGATGGCTATGATTGCCGCTCAATTTGGGAGTCCTTTTCCAAAAATAACGAATACCGGAGATAAGATAGCCATGCTTGGTGTTTTTATGTGTTTATTAGGAATGCTGTTAGGTTTGGTGGGTTGTATCTTGTCAATATGGATTTGAGCAAATTCTATCATAAGTCAGTATCTCCCGCGCTGTTTCATCCGTCAGAACATCCTGTTTTGATACGGTGATAGGTTTGGCAATAAGAGTCAGTTGGAACGGGTGTGCTGAGCGTTGATTACTTGCAGCTATCTTTAATCGCCTCTTGTTGATCACCTATGGACTTCAAATAGTCACGCATATAGCCGGGCAATGGCTCATGGGATTTGAACCACTCTTTGACTTGTCCAGTGGCTATGACAGGGCTGGGGCAGTATAAAGAATTTTCCTTACAACCTGCCGATAATATCGTCATCGCTACCAGCAGGGCGATTCTTAATTGCAAGCTCATTGCGCTTCTCCTGTAGTGCTTTATTTGCCGCTGCCAATTCCTCTTCCGTGCGCCCTAGCTTTTCAGCTTCAGAAGGAGCACGGAAGAGGTTTATGACCCATCCTAGAATGGCAAATATTGTGTTTAAAATAGCCATTAGACTTTAGCTGCCAGTGCATCAACTTCAGCGTTTGCTGCCGCATCTACTGCCACAGCGGCGGAGTTGCTCGTAACGGAGGCAGGAAGGGCATTATAGGCAATCTGGATAGCCGCCTTCAGGTCGTTTTCTACAATAGGAACGCCCTGTGATGCCAGGTCAGCCGTAGCGGTAGCCAAGGCAGCGGCAGCTTTAACGGAGCCTGTGCCAGGTACTGTAACAGCAGCAAGAACTGCGTCTGTAGCAGCCTTCTCAATCACAGGCGTGATACTTGCAAGGAAGTTCTTCGCCCAAGCCAGAATTTGCGGCTCAATTGCCACCACTTCGGTCTTTAAGCCACCAAATTCTTTCTCAATCCATGTAATAACTGCGTTTGTCATAAAGTCTCCTATTGAGGGTTAAAATTAGCGTAATCTTCGGGCATTATACCTGAATTCATTATAGCCGACAATTTCTTAGCACGTATGCCCACTTGATTGTACCAACGGCTTTGCATCATGTTTGTGGCAGCTTCCTGATAATCACCCGCCTGTACAGATTTAAGCGTATGGCGGAAAGCCAAAAGGCCGTGTATGCCGAGGTTAAAAGCCATATTGTATAGCACAGCCTGACGCACTTCATCTAAGTCAGATACCCAAGGTAATGCATTTAAAACGCCGTGAATGGCATTGTCAATATCCTGGCCCAAAAGGTTATCGGCTTGTTCCTGAGAAATAAACATAGGTAAATTGTCATCGGGTGTAATCTTATGACCATAGCCTATTGTTTTATTGCCCATAGTATCGGTATAAGCGGAAAGCTTCAAACCTTCATCGACTTTTAACATCGTTTCAAGAATGCTCATGCAGACCACCGTCTATTAAATATTGAGGGTACATAATCGGCCACATCAATTGGAACTACCCTTATACGATAGCCTCCGTAAGGCGATTCATCTATTCTTACGATAACTTCACCCTCTTTAGAAGATGCTCTTATCTTGGCGGCCTCTTCTAACGCCTGCCGATGATCGTTGAAATATTTTTCTGTTAACAACATAATGGCAATATAGTTCTGTGTTTTCTAATAACAAGAATATAATGAATGCTCATCGTGACAACCATACAGCCCAAGCTACGCCCAAAAGCATAATTACAAACGCAAACACTGCGCAGACCGCTAGCACGGTTTCAGGATTCATCTATGCAACCCTCCGTTTGATACAAACCAATCAAAAGCTTCTTTGACAACCATCATGCCGCCGAGAAAAAGAGCCAGTCGCCAGTTAAGCTTTTTAAACTCTTCACGAAATTCTTTGAAAGCGTCGGAAACCGTGATGCGGAATTTCTCGCAATCCGTCATGTGCTGGTTTACCATGCTTCGGGCTTCTACGGCTATGTCCCGAGTATCCCTGTCTTCTTGACGGCGTTCGTCCCTTGTCATCATTACTGTTTCTTCTTTCATATTAAGGCGTAAACGGGTTGGTTCCTACAGTAGCGTTCGGAACCAATGCTAAAAATGCTGTTATTGCAGCGCCCGCTTGCTGAATAAGCGCAAGTGGAATAGATTCATATGTGGGCTGCGCGGCACCGGTAACAGGATTGAACGCCTGAATAGTGGCCCAATAATTTCCTGCGCCATCGGTGCAAAGCGTTGCCTTTCCGCTTTGATATTCGGCCATGAAGCCAAGAAGTTTATTAAGGTTTTCAGCTTTAGTGCTAATTGTGGGCGTCATAAAAACTCCTTATTGAGTGGGACAAAAATAATCAATTTTAGTGCCGGAAAGCGCACCAATATTGGAAATAGTCACGGCGCTTGTGGATTGCGAATAGCTAAAAGCCAAACCCGATTCTGCCGACAATACGCAAACAGGAGCGTTTCCTTTTGTTACGCTAAAAGTCAAAGTGCATCCGGTAGCAACCGATCCCTCGGTTATTGTGCCGGAGTTATCGTTGCCCGCCACCGCTGCGCCGCTTCCGCATGCCGATACGGTAGGTGTGCCATCATTCATGACAACCCATGTCCCCTCATTATCAGCGGCGGTAATCACAGGCACTTTTAAGCCCACATTATAACTTGCCGTTCCATCAAAAGCCGCACTGTCAGGAAACCAATAATAGCTGGAAAAATCATTGTACTTAAATTGCGCTTGGCCGTTTCTCCCCGTGCCGGATGTTGATGCTGGCTGAATAACGACATCGCCGCCATTTGAAGTGCCGCCGCCGCCCTCACCAGCCCATAAATTTATAGGGCCTCCATTGCCCTGTAAATAGCCGCCAGCTGCTCCCAATAAATATACAGCAGAACCATCGGTATTAGAGCCAGCGCCACCAGCCACCAATGCTACATATCCACCAACGGCGTTGCTATTGCTGGAACTTGCATTGGCACTTCCCGCATATAGATTTAAATTGCCGCCCGATCCGTCATTATTGGCGCTTCCTGCTGTTAAATCAATATCGCCGCCTTGATTTAACCCATTACCATATCCGGCGTTAAGCATAATAGTGCCGCCGCCGCCATCCGTTCCGCCATTGCCTGTGTTTATTTCAAATATTCCCCCGAAACCTTGGTAAACGCCATTTCCAGTAGTTAGCGTAAGCTGGCCGCCCTCACCGTTGGTAAAGCCATTCCCTGAATTAATTTCCAGCCTTCCACCATCGCCCGATGTAGTCGGCGTGGCTGAAGTTATAGAAAGGCTGTAAGGCCCAGTCTGCCCATTTGCTTTGATATTTAAAGCGCCCCCACTGGTTAAATTGTAAACAGTGCTTAACGAACTTCCGATGTTCATCGTGCCTGTGGAATCATTCCAACTAAAATTAGCAGTGTCCCCGCCAAAGCTTCCTGCGTTGTTATATTGGATTGCGGTATTAGTCCCCCCTGGGCTTCCACCGCCGCCCCCACCGCATGCACTGCCTGCATCTATTGTATTGCCATTTGCATCAAACTTTACGCAATCGCCATTGGTCGTTGAACCTGTGGAAAGCTGCACTTTCGCGCCGTTACCCTGCTCACTGGTAACGCCACTTAAGGCTATCACGCCGCCGGAGCTAATCGTCATGGGCGATGTTGCGCTTAAGGCTCCTCCGCTTGTGGTTGTCGCGCAAGTGGGGCATGAGATGGTGCCGGATGTCGTAATAGGGCCGCCGGATAAAGGGCCGCTCGTAGCAACGCTTGTAACCGTTCCGCTTCCGCCACCCGTTGCGCTAATGACGCCGCCGGATGCGGTAATAGTGCTTCCGTCCACTTCGACAATTCCAAACTGGCTGCTGCTTGCCTTCTGAATTGCCGGAGCCGCATCGCTTCGCATGAAAGTGGTGGCCGAGCCGTTTACAGCCGTGGGGCCAGCCGTAGCTGTTGGATTCGCACCGGTTGGTATCGTAAAGGTTGTGCAATTCCATGTCGGCGGAGAGCGGTGCGACTGCAAGGCTTGGCCGCTTCCATAGCAGTCAATAAGCGGCGGCGTTTGAGCAGCAGACCCAAAAGCGAATAAACATAACGATAATGTAATTAATCTCATGTCCAATTACTCCCGTCCCAAGCAAGCCAGATATCTTGACCTGCGGATGCTATTTGTATGGAAATGTTAGTTTCTGAACCGTAAGCCACAATATTTTCTCCGTTTCCGTTTATAGTTATGGGGTTTGCCAAAGATGCGGTGCAACCTGCATCCACAATTCGACAAATTTGATTAACACTTGGCGAAGCAGGAAGGTTATACGTGACAGCAACACTTGCAGCGTAAAGATTATAAAATGTAAGACCAGGTGAAGCAGGTGCCGTGTATGGAAAAGAAAAAATTGCAATGACTGTTGGACTGCTAGACGATGCTTCCAAATCAATCGTATTCCCCGACGGCGTGATGGTTATGGTGTTTCCGGTAGAGGTGAGGGTTATATTTCCAGTCAGCCCGTTTAAAGAACCAACACCAAAATCTTCAATTATGACGGAAACTGCTTTAAGCAAAGAACTACTCCTTTAAGGCAGCTTCAAACTTTTGTTTACGCGCCTCAAATTTTTTGCGATCTTCTTCAAGTTTTTTAATATTGGTTAAATGCAGTGCTTCCTTCTGCGCAATAAGTTCAAGCGCAGCTTCCTTATCCTTTTCAAATTCTTCAACTACATCTTTATGAGATTGCAGTTTTCCAAAAGTCAATTTTTCTAATTCTTCTGCTTTAGTGTGGCGGAGTTTAGCCTCATTTAAAAGTTTTTGCGCTTGGGCGATTTGATCAGCGGCATCTTTTTTACCTTTTTCAGCCAACTTAATAATATTTTGCTTTTCTGCTTCGAGAGCAGCTTCACGTTCTGTAAGCTTTCTGTGAGAGTTCTCTATCTCAATTCCTTTGGACTTAACATAGAGTTCGTGGTCAGCTCTTGCTTTATTGAAGTCCTCAAGGAATTCTTTCGACTGTGCTAAAACTTCTTCAGCATGGAAAGCTTCGTTCTTCTTTGCTTCAGAAATCTCATAAGCAGAAGTAATTTCTTTGCTCAAGTTTTGAATTGTTGTCTTAGCATTAGGATTGCCCACTAGATCCTGTAAAATTTCGACAATTTGTTTGTAGTGACCCAATGCCTCTTCTGGGCGGCGAAATGAAACTACGGCCATTTTATTCTCCTTTAAATTAAAATCCGACAGAAATTGCTGGAGTTGTTGCGTTTGTTATATAGGAAGTGATGGTGGGATATGTCCCAGAAAGAACGCCACCTGCTGAACCGGAAGGTGGGAGTGAGGATGGTTCTGATTCTGCTTTTAACAGTTTAGCTCCCTTGCACAGCAGTAAAATAAAGCGTTGTGGTTTGTCCACTACTACAAATGGCCGCACATGTGTCCATTCCAGGCTTTATAGCATCTGTATTTTTTTGCATTGTGTAGATGGCACCCGCCAGTATAGGAAATGCTCCAGTTGTCCCATTTGTCCCAGGGAGAGTGGCCACAACTGCACCGTTACCACTATAACCAAAGTTTATGAAGGCGGCAGATGAACCTGCGTTTTGGATGATACAATCATAATTAAGTATTGAAGAATTCAACGCAAAGGTAACAGAGCTAGAAGTCGCGGTGACCGCCAATGGTACTGTCTCACCTGCTTGAGAATTGATGATAAAACTATTATTTTGAGGAAGACCTTGTTTCATAAAAAATACAATAAGTTATAGGGTTAATATTATGCGTTCACGCAGACATTGACATAGCCTGTGTAATAAGCTACTGCTTGAATTGATGCTGAAACTCCCAATTGAACACTTGTGATTTTAGAGGTTTGCGCCGTCGTTCCAATTGATGCAGACACACCCGTCTGAACGCTGGTGATTTTAGAGGTTTGCGCCGTCGTTCCAATTGATGCAGACACACCCGTCTGAACGCTGGTGATTTTAGAGGTTTGCGCCGTCGTTCCAATTGATGCAGACACACCCGTCTGAACGCTGGTGATTT